GTCGTGATATGTCCGTTTCAAAAAGATGATCTTCGATGTCCGACGGGTCGTCACACCTTGTCTAGTGGGACGTGTAGTCGGCAGCGTCCACCGCACCAACAGCCCGGTCGTCGGTGACTGCGGTTACGCCGGGCACCGGCGATCCGGTTGCACGAGCGGTGCTCGGGTCCGCGGTAGATGCCACGGTCGTCGTCGTCATGGCCCAGGTCCCACGGTTCGGTGGGGTGGATGTACCAGCCGCAGCGCCAGCATGCGACCTGCCCGGCCTCGACGAGTGGGCGCCAGCGTTGCCGTTCGTGTTGGTGTGGTGCGCCGTAGCCACGCTGGACGGTGGTACCTGTGCCGGCCATCAGGGTGTCTACCTCACGCTTCCCTGCCGACGCGGCGCCCGTAGCGCGAGCGTAACACACAGCGTGTGACAGGCCATCACACCGGCTGTCGCATGGTGTGTCGTTGCATCTGCTCGGCCAGATCGAGCACCTCCCGCAGCAGGTACAGCGGCCGGTCCGGTCCACCACGGTTGGCGATCTGCCCGCGGCTGGCCCACTGGCGGATCCGGTCAGCGCGGATCTTCGGATAGGCGTCGCTGATCTCTTTCGCGGTGTAGGCGTAACCCTGCACCACAATGTTCAGCCAGTCTGTGCGGTCCTTCACGCTGTGCCGCTGTCCGCAGGTAGGGCAGGTGGCCTGGTCTGCGCCCAGACGGGCGTGCAGGTCTGCCACGCAGCCGTCTACGTCGCACGGCCCGAGGTAGCGGCGCCCGGTGCGGCTGTCGACCACCCGCCACAGTAGCCCGCACGCGTAGTCCAACTCACTCCAGGCCTCGCCGGCCCACTGCCGGTAGCGTGCCCAGCCCAACTGGTCGGCCACCCACCGGGTGAGCGGGTCGAGCCGAGTCGGCGGGTCGGCACCCAACTCGTCTGCCATGACCCGCGCCCACGTGGTCAGCGTGTTGGCCGCGGCGTCGCGGGCCTCGGCGGCGGCCAGGTCGACGACGAGCCCGGTGGGCCAGCCGGGGACTTGGCAGTCGGCGTCGGTGCCACCGGCGCGTGGCGACTCCGCTGGCGCCGGCTTGCCTGCGCGCGGGGTGGGGTCGCCGGTGCGGGTCAGTTTGGCCACGGTGTCCGCGACGTGCGGCCACAGTCCGGAGGCGGCCTTGAGTCGGCCTTCGAGGCGTAGAGCATCGCGGGCGCAGACGTAGGCGGTGTCGGTGATCGGCTCGGTGCAGATCGCGCACTCACCCATGGCGGCACCACCAGCCGACGCTCATGCGGCGTAGCTGCCGACGCCGGTACCGGCGGGCGACCGTAGCCAGCAGGGCGGCGCGGCGAACGACGCGTTCGAAGTCGGTCACAGGTCGGCTCATCCCTGCTCTCCGTCTGCGCACCATTGGTGGACTCGGCCTAGTAGCGGCCGTGGTGCTGGCACGATGGGCTGTCCTACGAACAGGTTGTGCCGGCAGACCTGGCAGCAGCCGCGGCGTAGGTCGACGGGTGTGCGGCGGCGGTTGGGTGCGGTGACTACGGGGATGCCGCCACGCCAGGTGTGGTCAGTGGTCATCAGTGGTCTCCTGCCCGCAATCCCGCAGCCGCTCTACCTCGGCGGTCTGCTCCCGGTTGGCCGCGACGGCACGCTCCAACGCCTGCCGGTAGGTGCCGGCCAGGGGCGCCAGGCCGGCGTCGGGCACGTCCGGGCCGGCGTCCAGGGCGTCACGCAGCCGGGCGGTCTCGGCACGCTGGCGCCACCGGTCGGCGCGGGCGGCGTCCAATGCTCGGGTGAGCGCGAGGATGCGCGGCCCCGGGTCGCTGTCCGGGCCGAGCGGCACGTTGGGCGGGTAGTGCTGGTCCAGCACCGACATGAGTCCGTGCCAGGTGTGCAGCCGGTCCCGGTCGGCGAGCAGGGCGACGACCTGCCGCAGCTCATGGTCGGTGGCGTCCGCGCCGGACCGGGCAAGCAACGCTTCGACGGCGGACCTGTCCCAGCCGCTTACATTTCCCGGGCCGGATTGCAAGTCTGCGCCGGCGTCTGTCTGCTCAGTGCTCATCGGTGGTCTCCTTGGTGGTGGGTGGTGTGGCGTCCAACTCGTCGGCTCAGCCATCGTGGCCCACCCGACGGAACAAGTGCCAGACGAGCATCTGGTGAGGCCCCGCCAAGGCGGTGCCGACGTGCTCACCAACGACGGCTGGTAGTAGCTGTCCGGTGCCGAAGACCCGGAACTCCCACCAGCGGGACGGCTCGGTGCCGACCAGCGTCCACAGCTCAACCACCGCCGGGTCGCGGGCGGCGACGTGCAGCACGGTGCCGGACAGCGCCAGCGTGTGCCACTGGTCGTCGACCGGGACCTCGTGGCGGTGGATCGTCGGCTCAGCCATGCTCGGCCTCCGCCCCGGCTGCTGCCGTGCGTGTCCGGACCGTCGTGCACGGCCAGACCTCGCCGCAGCCATCCACCACCCGGCTGCCCGTTGACCACCCGCAGTAGGTCACGCCGTCGTCGGTGAACGGCTCGTGCACGTTCCCGGCTACACCGTCACCGGATGCCATACCGGTGGTGCCGGTGCCGTGGGTGGGGCAGTCGGGGCTGTGCCCGGCGCCGATGGTGGGGCAGGTGCAGGCGGCCGGTGGGGTGTCCAGCTCGTCGGCCCAGCGGCGCAGATCCGTCAAGCTGGCGTAGGGGGCGCCGTGGGCTTCGGCCCGGTCGGCGGCCCAGCGCAGCACGTCGGCGGGTGTGGCCGGCTGGGGTGGTGGGGTGGTCATCGGATATCCCCAGCCGGAAGTACAACTGCAGCAGTCAACTCCGGACGCTCGTCGAGCGCCAGCATGGTGCAGTACGACGGGTCACCGGGCACCCACAACGAGCCGGGCATGCTGCACGCCGAGTTCTCAACGCTGTGCACGTCGTACGGGTGCAGGCCAAACACCAGGTCCAGGTGCCCTCGGCACGCCAACCCGTTCTCAGTGGTCGCCGCCTCCCAGCGGATGTGATGCGTAGCGGGCTTGCCGCACAGTGGCCCGGTGTCCGGGTCGCCGTCGGTGGTAGCGGTGCAGACCAGGGCGTAGCCGGTTTCAGCATTAGTCTCGCGACCAACGTGGCGCGGCAGGTTCTGACTCATGGTGTCTCCTTGGTGAGCAGTGGTCGCCGGTTGCGGTCGTGCGCGGCGCCGCAGTCGCAGAGGCAGATGCGGCCGTAGTGGCTCCAAGGGAATCTGCACTTGCACTTGTGGCCCCGGCCGGCGGCATGGTTGCAGTGGGTGGTCCAGGTGGTGGTGCACTGCGGCGGCGTGGCGGTGACGATAGCGGTGCTGGTCATGTGGGCTCCGTTCTGGCTAGCCGTTCGGAGCGGCAGGGTGCGCAGTGGTCGTCGGGTTCGGTGGGGTGGGTGGGGCAGCGGGGTGCGCTGCGTTGGCGTTGCGCCGCTGTGGCGGCCTGGTCGCGTTGCCACGCCTCGTGGGCCAGGCGTGCGTCCCGGCACGGCCCGCACTGCGGCGGGTCGGTGTCGTTGATGTGCCGTTGGCATTGTCGGGGGGGCGGGCCAGCTCGAGCTGCTGGGGACCGTGAGGTACTCCCCCCCTTAACCACTTCTACTTCTCCCTCTCCCTCTGCCACCGTGATGTCACGTGACGTGTCACGTGACATGTTGTCTGTGGGTTGTTTTGCCCGCTCACGACGGCGCCTCTGTCGCTCGCGATCCGCCGCACGCCTCCGCATCAACGCGTCCATGTTGTCGCCATTCCAGTCAGGCCACCGCTGCACCCGGTATCCACCGGGGACGGCCACCCACAGGCCCAGCGCAACGAGCACGTCGACCACAGCTTCGTGCCGGCGTCTCCGAGTCAGCAACGCAACGTCCTGCTCGGGGATGAAGCCGTCGGCCTGCACTTCACCGGCCCACGCGACCGATCGGACGAACATGATCTCGGCCGCGTCGGCCAGGTCACCGTTCAGTCCTCGGATCTTCGTGTCCATGAAGTAGCGGACGCCCAGCTTCACCCAATCCACCTGGGTCCTTTCATCGTTTGTCGGGTTCCGGTGCGCTTTCCGCCGGGGCGGGTGCGGACTTCCGGACGGGTTCGGTAAGCAGCCGCGCCAACTCGGCGCACTGCTCGGGTGTGAGGTGTTTGCGGAGATGCGCCGCCGTCCGCTCCGGGGTGGTTACTTGGATACGTGGCGGCTTCCACCCCTTCGACCGGGCGGCGGCGTAGGCCGAGACCTCGCCGTTGACGACCCTCTCAGCGAGCGCAGGGTCATCGCGCTTCAGCCGAGCGACCGTGCCGCTGGCGGTATCGGGAGTAGGCCTTATTATGGTGGTACCATGATTAGGCTTCCCTGGTCCCGGGAGTGCCGGCTGGATCTCCTCCTTCAGTAGACGCTCGACCCGCGCATGGAGCTTGTCATCCGTGCCGCACAGCGCCAGCAGTTGTGTTGCCTTCCCACCTATCCCGGCCGGAGGGTTCGCGGCAACGAATGCGGTGAACGTCTCGTGTTCGACCACCCTTCCATCCGGACCGCTGAACTTCCGCCAGGCTTCCTCGTCGAGTAGCTGCCGGACCAGCCCAGGCAGGGCGCTCATGACGTCGGCGCCGCTGCTGGTCGACGAGATGACCTCACGGACGATGGTGGACCCATGGCTGGTCACAGCTCCGCCCACCACTTCTTAGCGATGTTGATGGCGTCGTTGATCTGAGGGATGTCTGCCCGCTGATATTGGCCCTTGGCGATGCCGGCTCGGCCGTAGACCTCGGCCTTAATCTTGGCGATGGTGCCACCGAACTCTGTGTAAGGACGCCCGTTCTTGTCCAGCCACACCTTGGTTATCTGTCGCAGCAACGTCTCCAGGTCACCCTGAGACTGCTTCAGTCGGCGCTTGTAGGAGTTGATGCCCTGCCGCTCGGTGGGAGCGGACGGCTCGGGACCCGCCCCTGCCGGGGATGCCCCAGACTTCGCCATCCACGCCAACACGGCGGCTACGGCTCCTAGCGGCTGCCCGCTCTCATGAGCGATCCTGGTCGCCTCGGCGGGATCGACGCCGCCCAAGCCTGGGGCGTATATCGACGGATCTTCGGCAGTGGACTTCCGGAATGCGTCGAACGGAAGCTGGTCCTCACCTGGCACATCACCGTCTTGGCCCTCAGATTCGCCCGAGTCCTGTTGATCCTTTTCAAGCAGTGCCAGCTTCACTTCGTTGTAGACCTCATCGGCAAGCTTGACCATCTCTGGGTCCTTCGGGACGAACAGGTAGGCGGTCTGGTCTATGTCCTCAGGCAGTGTCGTCCTTCGGATCAGCCTGCCCATACCTTGCCGGAATCGCAGCGGCGAGCGGACGATGGTTGCCCACACACCAACGCGCAGGGTTGGAATGTCGATTCCCTCAGACACCATCGCCACGGCAACCAGCCAGCGGGCGGGAGACTCCGCGAACCCTGCGATCGTGTCGCGGGCTTGTTCTGTGACATCCCGGCCCTGCAGGTCCTTCGACACCGCAACCGCCACCGCTTGCCGTCCAACGATGGCACCCAACGCCTTGTGTACTGCGTACGCATGGCGGGTGTCGATGCACAAGACGAGTCCCTGCGCCGTCGGGTCGCCGTCTTGCCGCACCATCTGCAGGCGGGACTCGGCGTCGGCCAGCACGGTCCGGAGCCAGTCGCCCCGGTGGTCAACGGCATGACGGTTTGCCTTGGTCCGGTCCTTCTTGTTCAGCTTGTCGGATAGCTTGACCACCCTCTCTTCGTCCGTCCACTGCTCTAGCCAGGTCACGTCGCCGTCGTACTGGTCGAACAGAATCGGCCGAACCGGTGCAGGCTTGTCCTGCAGTGCCCGGCCGTAGGAGTAGTCGAACCCGCGGGGATAGGGCGTCCCGTCCGGGTCGTCCTTGTAGCGAGCTATGCCATCTTCGTCGAACTCTACGAATGGGATCACGTCACGGGTCGCGTGGAACGGCGTACCCGATAGCCCAAGCCGCCGTACGCATGGGCCGAGCGCCTCGATCGCGGCCTTGCCCCACGACGCCTCTTCCCCCAGGTGGTGGATCTCGTCTAGGACTGCGACCGTCGGTCTGCGGGCGTTCAAGATCCGGTGTGTGCCACGGTCCGAATACAGAGACTGGTACGTCACCACCCAACCCCTGGTACGGATCTCGTCGATCGTGTCCTTCTCGCCTTCGCCGTTGTTCATGGTCAATCCATCGACGATCACGCCGAGTTCAGCGAGGGCCTTCATCCACTGCTCTCGCAATGCCGCAGTCGGCACCACGACCAGCACGCGGTCGGCAACACTGTCGTCCAGAAGATCGCGGACGACGAATCCGGACGCCAGAGTCTTGCCTGCGCCGGGGCAGGCAACGAGCAGGAAGTCCGGGTCGGTGTTGCTGTGGTACTTGGCGATGAAGCGTCTCTGCCACTCGCGCGGCTGTAGCTCCATGTGCGATCCTTTCAGTAGGTTGCATTTCGGGCATAGGGCTTGCCCGTTGATCAGGTCGGTTGGGCCGCCGGCCACGTACGGATTCACGTGGTCGGCGTGCCATCCCGGCACCAGCTTTCGTCCACACCGTTCACAGCGGCCGCCCGCAACGAGGTAGAGCGCGGCGCGCTCGCTCGCGTTGAACCGACGCCGCTCGCTCATCCCTGCCTCGCCTCCGTCTCCAGTGCCCGCCGCGAACAGCACGCCGTGCCCATCGCCTCCGCGTCGAGCCGTCCCCGGCACCAGCACCGCCGGCCGCACTCCCGCGTCCCACGGCAGCGGCATGGATACGGCTGGTGCAGCGGCGTGCCGGCGATCAGCCACCGGTCGCGTGGTGCCGGCGGTGCAGGGCTGCGCCGCCGGCTCATGCCCGGCCTCGGGTGGGGTATCCGCGTGGACCGAACCGTTCCCGGCGCAGCTCCTCGACGCGGGGCCTGGCCTCCGCCTCCAGGTCGCGGGCGATGTTGCCCAGATGCGCGTGGTCGCGGTCGTCGAGCTCCCGCGCCCGGGCGGCCAGCGTCGTGTCGTAGTGGGCGTCGTCACGCCGGCATGGGCAGGCGCATCCGGTGCGGTCGCAGGTGGCGTGGTGCGGTGGCCGTGGGCAGCCGTAGTAGCAGTCGCCGCACACGGGTCCGCCGTCGGTGTCATACCACTCAGCCACGCCAGCCTCCTCGGTTTCCAACACGGCAAAGGTGTTGTCGTCGCCGTGCACGTCCAGCCGGTGCGCTTCGATCGCGTCCCGGCCGCCGTGCAGCGGGTCGACACGCTCCGGGATCCACTGCCAGGTGTGGGCGGGGCAGCCGGGGTCGAGGCAGCGCCACCGCGGCCGCTGGGTCGGGGGTCTCATCACTCGTCCTTCCCGGCGAGCATCCGCAGCTCAAAATTGACGATGCCATCGAGCCAGTCGACGGGCCGCCACAAGTCGTAGTCGGCCTCGGCGTCGTACAGCGCGGCCCTCCACAACTTCTGGTCGGCGCTGAGCCGGCCCCGGTCCGACTTGAGCTCCCGGAAGGCGAGGCCGCCGGGTCCGACGATGACCAGGTCGGGGAACCCGGCGCCGTCGGCGCCGACGGGTGTGCGCCAACCCAGGTTGCTGCGGGCGGGGCGGAAGTGGGCGACGCGCAGGTGCAGCAGCCGGCACAGGTCGATGACCGCACCTTGCAGGTCTTGCTCGCCCATGCGGCTAGCCATCGGTGCCTGCCTCGGGTGGGGTGGCCACCTCAGGCCACGTGTCCTCAGCTGCGGCGCTCTCGTCGACCACCTCGCCGTCGATGGCCTCCGTGTCGTCGACCGGCACCGAGAGGTCAATGTCAGCGATGGCCGTCGACGTGCGAGCCTGCTCGTCATTGCCGACCGCCTGCTGATACTCCACGGACATCGGGGCCGTCTTGCACAGCCGACGGAGCACGGTCTTCTTGGCCATCTCCGGATAGTCGGTGACCCACGGCCCGTCCTTTGCGGCGCGGCTGCGGTTGCGGATCCGCTCGACCTCAGCCTTGGTCATGACGTCGAAGTCCTTACCGCCGTCCTTGTAGACGATGACGGCGTACACGTGGGTGATTGGCTTGTCGATGTCGTCGGCGGGCTTGTGCTCCAGCCGTGGGTTCAGGCCGAACTCGTAGTCGAAGCTGTCACCTGGGCGGACCACCCGGGCGTAGACCGTGGACACCTGCCCGGAGCGGCGAGCCAGGTCGACCAACCCGCGGTACCCGGCGATGAACGTCACTTCGGACGGGCAGTCACAGTTCTGCTTGTCGGTGCAGTTGCGACGGTGCTGCTTGTACGGCACGTAGTAGGCGTGGCCGAGCGGCCCGGGCTCCAGGCCCAGTTGGGCACTGGTCATCAGCGCGCCGAGGAACGACGCCGGGGTGCATTCGGCCAGCTTCGGGGTGCGGCGCATGACGGTGACGGCGATGCGGGCCATCCGCTCCGGGTTGAGGTGCCGGGGCAGCGCGCGGGCGATCTCCGGTTTCATGGCCTCGATCTGCTGGGCCAACGTCTTCTGCTTGTCGGCCAACTTCTGGTTCCGCTTGGCGATTGCGCTGCTGGTTTGGCTCATCAGTAGATCTCCTCGTGTTCGTCGGTGGTGGTGTGCTGGCGCTCCACCCACGCGGGCAGGCCGACCAGCGGGATTTCGTCGGTGCCGGTGTGGCCGTACCAGTGGCCGGTCTCGGTGCACTCCCGGTAGACCTCGATGGCCTCGCGGTTGCGCTGCCGGCCGATGGCCAACGCGTCGGCGTCGGGCTCGACCACGGTCACCAGATACGGCGCTGCCACTTCCTGGAACACGAAATAGAACGAGGTGCCGTCGTAGGTTTGGTCGAGTGTTGCGGCGCCGTCCAGATACCAGTCGGCCTGCGCGGCATAGCCGTAGTCCCACATGGCTCTGCGGATGTGCCCGATGTCCGCCGACCGGCAGCTCTTGTAGTCGACGACGACGGGCGGCCGGTCGGGGTCGGGTCGGGACATGGCGTCCAGGCGGGCTCGGCGCCAGATCTTGTGCTCAAGGTCGAGCCAGAACAGTGACTGTTCGGCCGCCATGGTGTCCGGGTCGAGCAGCTCGGCGGCGATGGGATGCTGCCGCAGTGCTGCGAACATGGACCGCACCTGTTCGTGTTGTGCGACCAGCAGCGGCACCCGACCGGCGACGTGGGCGTCGTCGCGCGCCTGCCGCGCCGCCTTCGTCCGCCAGTCCGCGGCCTCCACCACCACCAGTTCCGGGCCGACGCCGAGCATCAGCCGGTGTGCGGCGTGACCCAGGTCGTACTCCGGTTTCGGCGTGGGCGGATGCTGCCGCTGGTAGGCGTAGCGGGCGGGGCAGGATGGTGGCAGCAGCAGCCGGGCGCCGGAGGAGGACAGGCTGCCGCCGGGCACCGGGTCAGCGAAGTAGTCGGCGTCGCCGAGTTCGTAAACTCCAGGTTCGGTGATCTTCACGCGGTCTCCTCCTAGCGTTGGAAGGTGTACCGCAGGGTGCGGTTCACGACGACGGTGTGACCGGTCCGCTCGAAGTGATCCCGGGGCGCGTCCTCGACGCTCGCGCTGCCGGTGGTATCCCACTGGCAGCGGCCGTCGGTGCAGTCGGCGTCCGGGGTGGACCATTTGCTGGGGGTTTGCACGACCCGGCTCATGGTGTTGTCCCGGTGATGGGTGCGGGGAGTTCGCCGCCGCCGGGGCAGCCGTGGCCGTGGGCGCGGACCCGGCCGTCGGTGTTGAGCGCATGCTCATCCCCGCAGGCTGTGCACTGGGCACGGTCGGTCATGGCCGCGCGTAGTAGCCGCGGCAGTGCGAGCACGTGGCCTTCGCGGCGCAGTAGCCGGCGGGCGGCGCGGACGGCGAGGGTGTTGCGTTGCTGCTGCCACCATGCGGTGGGTGCGGCCAGCGCAGTGTGGACGGTCATCGGACCTTCTCCACACCAGTGGGGAATGCCACGAGATCCTCGGCGACAGCCCATTCGCCCTCGTCGACCGACCAGGACGTCCCCCAACCGGCGCACTGGAAGCACAGTCGGCTGCTGGGCATGTCCTCGCTGGCGAACGCGGCCCTGATCGCCGCATCTTCGTCGTCGGCCTCGACCTGGCGAGTGGTCGACATGGTCTTGGTCAGGTGGACCCGGTAGGTGTGCATCAGCTGTCCTCAAACATCGGTCGGTTGTCGTCCCAGTGGTTGTCCGCGGTTGCCTGCATTGCGTCGATGCGCCCGTTGGCCTGCTCGGCAAGCAGGACTGCGTAGAAGGCGAGCAGGGCGGCCAGGCCGACGGCGAGCAGGAGCAACAGCACGGCCACGTAGAGGTTGCTCACGCCTCGCCTCCAGGCTCGCCGGCCGGTCGCACGTGCTCGGCCGGCCAGTTCACCGGCCGGGGCCACGCGCCCACCACGGACACCGTGAGGTAGCAGTGCCGGCCGGCCGCATGTGCATGGTCGTAGCGTGGTTGGCTGGCCGCTACGGCTGGATGCCACCGTCCTTCGACGTCGCGGATCTCCACCAGGTCGCCGACGTGGATCAGCAGTGGTCCGCCTTCGAAGGGCGCCTCAAGTCGGTAGTAGCTCACAGCGCGCCTCCTTGGTGGTCGAGGTGAACGCAGCGGCCGGTGTCGCACTGTTCCCGCTGCCATCGGCCACGTGGGCCGAGCCCACCGGCGATGCCGGACCGGCCACTAGGGTCCCGGCCGGCCTCGCCGGCCATGACAGAGGCCAGGCAATCGAAAAGGACGGGGCAGCGTAAGCACACGGCCCGCGCCTGCGCCCGCAGGGTCGGCTGGTCGGCGAACCAGGCGTCGGCGCCGAGCGGATGGTTGCGGCATGCGGCACGTAGCCGCCAGTCCAGGTCAGTGATGGTGACGGTCATGGTGTGCTCCCGGTGGTGTGCAGGCAGCCGGGCCACTCCTCCGTGTCGAACAGCGGGAGGATGATCTCGGCCAGCGCATCGGGGTCTGGGATGTGGTGGTGGTCGCACCAGGCGTCGAGGATCTTCGCGGCGTTCCGCCGGTTGCAGGATGGGTCGGTGACACGCTGGATCGCGGCGATGGCACCGGTGGCGTGTGCGGCCTGGGCGACGTCACGGGTGTGGTGGATGGCGGCGATGATGTCGGCGCCGGTGTGCTCAGCCACGGCTGGCCTCCACTTCACGATTGCGGCGGGCAGGGCTGAAAGCAGCCTGGGGGTTGTCCAGGACCTCGAAAGCCCGGCGGTAAGGGACGTGCGAGTCCCGTCGCTCCATCCACGGGGCCGACGAGACGCCCAAGATCACACCGGATCTTTGCAGCGTCAGAAACACGTGCCGGTTGTAGGTGTCGGCTTCCCAATAGCTTCTGTCCTTGGCCCAGCCCGGTGTTGGGACGGTTCGAGTCCACCGCACGGTTATGCCGACGTTGGGTAGCGCATCCCATGTGCCCTCGGCGACCAGCTCGCGCATCCTTGCGTACAGCTGGGTTTGGGTCTTGGTCATCACCGCCACCCTTCGAGACCGGCGGGCGTCTCCGTCAATGCGCACCGCTCTCCAGGGCGCGGGAAGTTGAGCGCCGCAAACTCACCGGCCAAATCGCGGGCCGCATCGTCGTAAGCCTTGGCCGCCTCCTCCGGCGTCGAGAAGCGTCCCAGATAGATTTCCCGATAGTTGACCTTGATGCGGGCGCGCCACCTCCCCTCTTTGAGCGACACCCCTTTGAATGGTGAAGATCCGCCACGAGAGGACCCGTTGAGGCTGTTCTGTGACCGCGTGGCACGCCGCAGATTCGCCCGTCGGTTGTCGAGCCCGTCGCCGTTGGCGTGGTCTGTCTCTGGCCAACCGGTCAGCACGACATGCATGCGCTCGGTGCCCCATCGGCCGTCCTGGAGTTTTACATTTCGTACGGCGTAGGTGTTCGTGGGCTGCATGAGCGTGTGCCATTTGAATGAGCCGACCAGATCGAAGTCTGCGTCGTCGATTACCGCGCAAAGGCCACGCGTGACGGGGATTGTGATGGTCACCGGTCCTCCAACATGTCTTGGGGCCGCCGGTCGGCCAACCCGGATACCCGGGCCGAACGGCGGGCCTGCTCCCATTCGCGGCTGGCCACGGCGGCCAGCCGCCGGTCGAGCAGGTGCAGCGTCACGATGCCGGCGATGATGATGGCGGCCAGCACAAGGCCGCTGACGGTGATGCTCATGGCGTGCCCAGTTCAGACACGTGCACCAGGTGACCCCGGGGGCCGATCTTCCCGTAGACGACGTTGTTGTCGACGGGGATGCCGGACAACCCAGCACGCATCGCGTAGTGCAGCGCGGCCGGGTTGTTCTCGCAGTCCATCCAGGAGTGGCCGGACACCCGGTCCCACCAGTCCTCCAGCCGGTACTGAGCGCCCGGGACCACGGCATGGTGCGCCGGGTCTTTGGCGGTGTCGTTGAGTTGGACGGTCTGCCCGGCCAGCGGGTGCGGAGTTTCGTGCAGGGTGCTCATCAGGTCTCCTCGTGGTGGTGGCCGGGCGCCGCCGCGGTCTTGGTCGGCAGCACGGCGGCACCCGACGGGTACAGGTGGTGTAGGGCGTAGGCGCCCTGCTGGGGGACGACGCCGTTGCCGAGGATGCGCAGCGCGGCGTTGCGGCCTACGTGGTCGGTGACGTAGCCGTCCGGCAGGCCTTGCATCCACTCCACGAACCGGGCCGACAGCCGGGGCTGTCCGCGGGTGCCGAGCTCGGTCGGGTTGGGTGCCGGACGGCCGAGCACGGTTTCCCACCGTGCGACGGCGGGGGCGTACCGACCCCACCGGTCGGCGTCCTGCACCACGGTGGATGGCAACGCCAGGTCGGTCCGGCCGTTGCCGGAGCGTTGGCCGGGCCCGCCGTGGCGGCCGTCGCTTGCCCGTGGCGTCGGCAGCAGGGCTGCCGCGGTTCGCAGGTTTGGTGATCCCTGGGCAGATGCCGAGTGCCCCGGGCCTGAGGTCCCATCCTGAGCCGTAGGTGTCGGCAGTAGCCGATGGATGGTTTCCGAAAGCGGCCGCCCCGGCTGGTCACCCCACCCAGCTCCGCGGCCGGAGTCCCGTGCCGCAGGCGTCGGCAGCAGCGCTACCCCGCCATGTCCTTGGCGACCATCTCCAGCGACGGCCGGACCGTTGCCCCCGGGGATGGGGACTGGTTGTTCCCGTACGGCGTGGCCGTTGGCGTGGGTAGCAACGGAGCCACGTCCCGCAGCCGGGGGCCATGGTCCTTCCCGCCGTGGGTGCGCACCGGTGGAACCTGACGTGGACCACCCTGGCTGTCCGACGCGTTCGGCGTCGGCAGCAAGGATGAACAGCCGTTCCCGCCGGTGTGGGGCTCCCACGTCTGATGCGCGTACGCATGTCCACGATCCCACGTACCCGAGGCCGGCCAGGTCTGCGACCACTCGGGATGCTCCCCGTCCAAGGTGTCCTGGCACGTTCTCCAGCAGCACCCATCGGGGTCGTAGGACGCGAACGGCTCGCGCGATGTCGGGCCAGATCCAACGCTCATCATCCATCCCTTGGCGTTTGCCGGCTGCCGAGAACGGCTGGCACGGATACCCGGCGGCGATCAGGTCGACCGGTTCGCACGCGGTGAACTGGGCGGTGGTGATGTCCCCGACGTTGGGCACGTCCGGGTGGTGGGCGGCGAGGACCGTGGTCGCGTCCTGGTCGGTCTCGGCGTACCAGGTCAGTTCGACCGGCCACCCGGCCGCTTGCATGGCTAGGTGGAGCCCGCCGTACCCGGCGCACAGCTCGGCGAGTCTCACTGTCCACCCCCGACGGTGACCCGGCCCGGGGTGAAGCGCGGGGAAACGCCGCCCCGGGCCGGGAGTATGGGCACGCCGCCCCACCCTTGGACGGCGGCGTGCCACCCACCGGCGCGCGCGCCAACGCGCTGCCTGGTGGGGCCGGCCAGGTGCAGGGGGCGCACCGGCCGGGGCTTCAGAGGTACAGGTGCGTGGCATCCAAGATGGTCAACAGGATGTGAATCTTGAACACGATCCAGGTGAACACGGCGGGCTCCCTTCGGGGCGTGGGTGGGCGGGGTCAGGGCCAGCAGGCCCAGCAGCAGCAGCGGATGCACTGCCAGCGCGGCCAGGCAGGCCACGGCCCAGGCGGTCAGATGGGTGGCGGGGTGGGTGGCCCACACCCGGAACGTGGCCAGGGCAGTCATCGCGTCCGCCCCGGTCACGACGGGCCCCCGGCGGTGTCGATCGCGCACAGCACGTCGTCGATCGCCTGGTTGTAGCCGATGTCAGCGGCGTTGCCGGTGTCATCGACCAGCCGCTCAGCCTCAACCATCTGCCTCACCCGGGCGCGCTCGTCGGCACGGACCCGGGCGTCATGCTCGGCCAACACCGCGGCCAGCACGGCGCGAGTGGCGCTTCGGGCATTCGGCATGATCCAGCAGTTGCAGCTCGCCAACTCGGCCTCTCCTGGCGTGCTGCCGTCCACGAACACGACACCGCGTGGCCGGTTGGTCCACACCGGGCAGCGCTGGCCGTGCTTGCCGTAGTTGCTTCGGCTGGCAACCACCCGGGCGGCGGGTTCCAGCTCGGCGTCGGTGTACGGCTGGCTCATGTCAGCCACCACCCGGCGAGCAGTCCGGCGGCTGCGGCCAGTGCCGGACCGAGGGCCAGCAGGATCACCGGCAGGCATGGCCACCGGCGGATCCGCTGCGGCGGCATGAACCCAGCCGATCGTCCTACCGGGCTGGTCGGGTGTGGGCGCAGGATGTGCCGTAGCCCACCCAGATCCGGGTCGTAGGGCACGGCGGCGTGACGGCGGGTCATGACGCGTCCTCCTGGTCGCGGAACGGCGGCGGCATGGCGGCGTGGGAGCCGAGCCGGTCGGGGTGTGAGCCCACCCAGTCGGGGTGCGGCTCGGCCCGGTGCCGGCCGTGGTAGGCCAGCGACTGCCAGTCGACGGGGATGCCCTGGGTGCCCGGGTCGGCGATGTCGGTCATCACGTCACCTCGCGGAGCACGTCGTCGACGCTCTGACCGGCAGGCCGGTTCTTGATCGCAGCGGCCAGGGCGGCCGCCTCGATGGCACGGTCCACGTCGGTCGGGGTCATGAAGATGCCGGTTTCCAGGCAGCGGATGCCGCCTTTGGCGTGCTTCGCTTGGCCGCCGCAGCTCGGGACGGGGCAGGGGATCGTGTCGGTCATCGGGTCCTCCAGTAGATGAGCGCGCCGGCTACGCACAGCAGCGGCAGCAGCAGGGTGAGTAGGCAGCAGCCGCCGGTCTTCCGCTGGGCGGCGAGTGCCCGTTTCGCGTGGCGGCCGGCGGCCCGTCCGGCCAGGTACCCATGCCGGTAATCGGGCTGCCGGTTGCGGCGCCGTGGCTGCCGCGGGTCAACCGGATGCGGGGTGCGGGTCATCGGGCACCTACCGGGTGGCGTGCGGGGACGGCGGCGAGTAGGCAGCCGGTTCCGGCCAGGGCGAGGCCGAGCAGGGTGAGGGTGCCGATGGGGCCCCATGTGATTCGGGCGACGGCGGCGGTGGGTAGGGCGGCGACCATGGCCAAGCCCAGGCAGATGAGCACAAGCTGCCGAATCATGGCTTGTCCCACGGGGTCTGGCCTTCGGGCATCGGCTTGCGCCAGTGTCCGGCCTCGTTCGGCTCGTAGCCCTTGTCGCGTAGCTCTGCCTGGGTGCGGCAGCCGTTGCGGAACAGGTGGTAGTCGAAGTTGCCGACGGTGGTGAACGTCAGGTGGCACACCGCGCAGTGGGCGATCGCTTCGCCTTGCCACCGCGTCTCACAGCCGGAGCATGCGCCGACGTACAGGACGTCGGCGGGCTCGGCTGGCGTGATGTCCTTGTTGAGCCGAACGTCGAAACTCATGACCGGTCTCCGGTCTGCTCAAGCTTCTCGACGTCGGCACGAACGGTGTCCAGGAAGGCGTTGATCTGCTCGGTCCCGCCGACCCTGAGCAGGTCGTGCCACGCGGCCTCAGCCTTGCGGCGCTTCTGCTCGGCGCGGTCAGTGGCACGTTCATAGCGCTCCTGGGTGGAGGTCAGGTGCAGCCGCTTCCACTCAGCGATGGCCTCGCGGACCTGCGTGTGACTCGGCTGGCCACCGGCGGCGAGCTTGACGGCGATGTCCCACACCTCGGGGATACGGACGCCAGACCCATGCGCCACCTTGGTCAGCACCTTGAGCGGCCGGAGCTGATGCTCCTGAGTTATTTCCACATGTGGAAGAAACTCCGTCTTGATCCGGTAGGCGTCGAGCAGTTGGTAGGTGCGCGCCGGTGCGATCTTGTTGAACCGACCACGCAGCCAAGTGGAGAACTGCGAGCGCGAGGTCGGGTCGACCGGCCGGCCACCACGCGGCGTCTTCGCCGTCGCGGTCCGCTCGGCGTTTCGCTCGGCCACCCACCGCTGGTCGCGGTACAGGCGATCAAGAATCTCGGCGGTCCTCAGGCTGTCCCTCTGGGCTAGCCGGTCCGACTCGGCGATCCGCCGCTCGTACTCCGCCAACTCGACGAGCGCAGTTTCGTACTCCTGCTCGCTGAGCAGGGTCAGGGTGTCGGTGGCGGCCATCAGTGATTGCTCCTGCCGTGAACGTGGTTGGTCACACCGACGGCAGTGGCCGTGATGGTGGAACGCTTGAGCTGCTTGCCCGCCTCGGGCGGGGTGACCTGGACGTTGAGGTTGTCGACGACGACGGACGCGGCCACGCTGCACAGCGGGCAGGGGAAGGTGAGGCTGTTGACGTTCACCGCGCGTCCCCAGCGGTCTCGTCGGCTTGCTGGTCCGGGTGTGGCCGGGTACTCGGCGGCCTGGTTCCCCGCTGGCCGTCACCAGCGGGTACTAGGGCCTCTTTTCCCCGGCCCCCGGCGCCCGGCGTCCCGGGCGAGTCTGTGGCCGGCTCGGGGTCGGTGAACCAGTCGCGCAGGGTCTCGTACGACACCCGCACTCTGGTCCGGTGACTCAACTCAGTTGCCAGCGCGCGCCAACTCACAGGTGGGCGGACGTCGGGCCGGCGCCGCTCGTCGATCCACTCAGCGAGGGATTCGCCGAGCCTGAACTCCACGAGTTGATAGAGCGTGGTGGGCTGCGTCATGACATGAACTCTGACAGGTGGCCGCGTGACTTGTCAATGGCAACCCGCTAGGACTAACGGCCAGAGAACGTGGCACGATCAGCTGGCATCCACCCTTGACAAGCGGCTTGTCACTGCGTCAAGGTTTTGACATGGAGACAACAGTCGCGCCGGTGGCCACCAAGCGGGCCATACCAGCCGACACGTTCGCAGCCCGGCTCATGCTGGCCAGGGCGCACGCAGGCCACCTGTCGATCCGAGAGGCAGCCGACAGGTGTGGGCTGGGGCGTGGGGCATGGACAAACTGGGAACGCGGAGCGCTACCTGTCGGCGAGGGTCAGATCGTCAAGGTCATCTCGGAGAGTCTCGGGGTGGACCGGGACTGGCTGAGCTGGGGCGGCCCACTCACCCAGCCCGAGCGGCGCGGCCCGCGCACCGTCACGCGCCGCCGCACGCTTAACAAGACGTATGCGACACCGCCCGTCCGGTCGACCGGGCCGCGGTCCCAGCGGGTGCTCCTCGCCCCAGGGCATGCACCCGAGCGTCACCCGACCGGCCGACCCGCGACCGAAACGTCCGGTGCAACCCGGACCGAGCTCCGCCGACCGGCCATCACCCGCCACACCCACTCCGGTAGCAGCACGTGAGCATCACCGCACACCCTGAGCTGATGCACGCTGAGCTGCTCGACGAATACCTCGCCGACCTGACCCACGAAGCCTCCGCCGGGACCGTGCGGACCTACACCACCGCGCTGCGGCTGGCCCACCATGCACTGCCCGCCGGGGTTGTCATCGCCACCACCGCCGAGTTGCGGACCTGGCTCACCTCCCGCGACTGGGCGCCGGCGACCCGCTCCACCTACCGTGCCGCCCTGCGCAGCCTCCACCGGTGGCTGGTCGACCGCGACTACAGCGACTACGACCCCAGTGCCCGACTGCCCCGGGTCAAGATCCCCTACCGGCTGCCCAACCCCACCACCGACCAGGAGACGCGCCGGCTGCTCACCTCACCCGAACCGGTGCGCCGGTGGGCGCTGATCGCCGCGTACACCGGCGCCCGCTGCGTGGAGATCAGCCGGCTACGGCGCGAGGACATCACCGAAGAGTCGGTCCGGTTGGACGGTAAGGGCGACAAGGAGCGGCTGGTGCCCTGCCACCAGCTGGTGTGGGCAGAGCTCCAGGACCTCGACGGGCCGGCCGCGGCCGGGTACACGGCGAAGATGGTCAGCGACCGCGGCCGGCACCGCGCCCGGCGGCTGCACATCGCCGGCGGGCTGCACCGGCTCCGCGCCTGGTACGCAACCACCCTGCTCGCCGGCGGGGCCAACCTGCGCACCGTGCAAGAGCTGCTGGGGCATGCGTCGCCGACGACGACGCAGGTGTACACGCTGGTCCCGCCGGAGGCCCTGCGGACGGCGGTCAACGGGCTGCCGGACCTGGCCGGTAGATGACCGGCCGGCGTTGCTCCGGCCGGAGCACGGTGGTCACCGGCACCGGGGCGTCGCCGGCGGCGACCACCCGCGGTATCCGCTCCGGGTCCAGGTGGCCGGGGTGGCCGATGACCAACGTGTCGAGCAGCCCGCTACGCAGCAGCCGCCGCACATCCTCCCAGCGGCGGACGATGGCGGTCAGGTCCCACCCGTGGAGCTCCACGGTCTGTGCGCAGGCGGCCAGCCACCGGTCCAACTCGAGCCCGGCCGGCACGTAGACGACGGAGCGCAGAGGGTCACCCATTCGGGGGACCCTGCTCGGCGAGGTAGCGCTCGAGCGCGGCCATGACCAGCCCCGAGACCGGCATCCGGCGCTCCCGGGCGTACCGCTCCGCCCGCTCCCACAACGCCAGGTCCTCCTCGCGCACGTACACGGACACCTGTCGACCCACCCACGCAGGGATACCCCCGTACGGGTCTATGCAGACCCGTGGGGACGGGGTAGCGTCCCGGCATGCGGCCCGGCCGCCATGCTGCCCGGCGTAAGCGCCCGGGCCGCACCACCGCTCGGGGAGGGTGATGTGGCAGACGAGATCGGGGCACCGGCCAGCTCGTGGGCTGAGGCTGTGGATGTGTGCGCCCAGCCGTGGCCGTCGCGGGCGGCGGCGGAGGAGCAGGCGGCGTGGCTGCGCCGCGACGACTGGGCGGTGCCCGCCTCAACCGGTGGCCGGCCGAGGGCGGATGGCACGGTGGTGGTCGCATCGGTGTACGACCCGCGGGACTGGTCCAGCCCGGGGGACATCTGCTACGTGGCCACGTAGCTCAGTGGCACATCTTGCTCACATGGTCGCCCCCGATCGACAGCCCGAAGATCATCATCGTGATCCCGATGGCCACAGTGATCCAGAGCATGGTGATGGTCACTTTCAAGAGGATAAGCATGTGGTCAAACACCTCCACCCGGGCCGTTCCGGTACTCGTCTGCCGGCCCAGCCCACCGCACGGCCAACTCGTACGACGCCTCCGGGTAGCCAAACGCGAAAAGCAGCGCCAACGCGCTGTGTTCCAACGTCATCGGCCGGCCGGTGTACGGATTCCACCGCCGTGGGTCCGCCTTGTCGACCGTGGTGTGTAGAGCCACGAACACGCTCAGCCGCCAGACTGTGCTGGCATCGAGAGGCAGCCGCGCCACCGATGCGACCTCGTTGCGTATCCGCTGCACGGCGGTTCGGGTCTCCGTATCGACCCGCCACGTCAACATCACGTGGTCACCTCCCGCCCCGGCCGCCACGCCGGATCATAGTCGGGATGGTCGGCGTACATGGCAACGAGCGCCCGCAGCGTCGGGCAGGGGAAGTCCTCGTAGCGGCTGTAGCCCTGGCTCTCCCAGAGCAGGCACGTGGTGCACTTCCCGTCCTCGTACTTGCTGCCGGTCCACACCCGCTCCGGCTTGTGCAGGTCCAAGATCGCCCGCTTGGCCGCCACATCGGCCAGCACCCGCGCCGGGTCGTGGCTGGCGATGTGCTCGGCATCTCGCAGCCATCCCAGTGCCACTGCCACACCGGTCGGGCAACTAACCACACGAGTCTCGCGCGGCTCACCGACGAGCGCCCACGGCCCAGGTGCGCAACGCCGCGCCGCCTCCTGGTCTTCGTCCAGCCGGGCGCGGAGGAACTCCACCAGGCTCACGTCGTCTCTCCTTCGGTGGGGGCGTGCCCACGGTCCAGCTTGGCCAGCTGCCGCAGATACTCGCGGGTCCACACATGGTCGGTGGCGCGCAGGATCTCAGCCTGCCCCACGCCGACCTTGGCGGCCAGGTGGATGGCTTCGACGAGCCGGTCCCGGGCGACGTCCAGCCTTGCGCTGGCCTCGCGGTAGGCGGCGGCGTCCCGGCTGAGCCGAGCTTTGGCCTTCTCGGCGACGTCTCTCCTGATGCTCATACCCACCAGGATAGCACAGTCGGTTGGCCAACAAATCTGACCGAACGGATGAGCCCTCAGCCTTGCTAGGCCAACCCACTTGGCATACGCTTATCCCATGAGGGCGACGGAGACCAGGACGTGGGGATGGACCCGCAGCGGAGCGCTGTGGTGCACCGGCTGCCACGGCACCGGCCAGGTCCCCTGCCCCCACACCCGGATCGTCGACAGCATGTGCTGGACCTGCGACCAGCCCGCCGACGAACCCCAGCCGCAGACCACCTGCCACACCTGCGAAAAGGAGTGAGGATCATGAACACCAACGACCGGTCGCACAAAATCGAGCAGGTCATCGCGGCGGCACGCGCCGACGCACCCACCCCGGCCACCGCGGACCGAGAGGTGTCGCTGACCGGCTGGCGGACATCCCCACACGTGGCCTACGCGCTGGCCGTCGTGGCCAACCCGGAGGTCGACGTGACCGCCTCGCTGGATGCGGAGCAGGCCCGCGAGGTGCACGCTCGCACCGAGCGGCTGGCCGCAGAGTTGGCCCCCGAGTTGGACGTGTGGGCCGAGCAGTGCCGCACCCGGGAGTACGTGGGCTGGTCCCGGTACAGCACGGGTCCGGTCCGGTACGCCGACGAGCCCCGGCCCGCCGAGCGGGAAGTTGTGATCCACCCGGATGTGTCTGGCTACCCGCCGGACGTGGACTGACCTAGCTACCACCCCCACCTGTGAGGAGTGAGGATCATGACCACCACCACCCGACCGGCGGCCACCTCCACCACGTACTGCCCCGCCTGCGCGCGGCCACTGCCGATCACCCGGTCCGGCGTCCTTACCACCGCCGAGCTGATCGGGGCGTGCCCGAACCTGAATGCAGCCCCAGCCTGAGCCGTACGACATGACCCAGCCGCCCCCGGCACCGCCTGCGCCGAAGACCAAGCGCGGCCGGACGATCCTGGTCGCCCTGGTGACCGGCGCCGTCGCCTTCGGCATCGGCGTGGCGGCCGGCGGAACCGACACCCCGACCACTGGACCCGGCACCGGCACCACCCCGGCAGCGTGCACCGACGCGCTCGACGCAGCCGATGACTTGTTCGTCCTGGCCGGTGACGGCCTGACGCAAAGCTCCGTGGCGCTCGGCCTGGCCGGTGAGGGCATCGAGGCAGCGGTGGTGTGGGATGCGGCCCGGCTGGAAAACATCACCGACGACATGCTCGCGCTGGGTGCGGAGATGGAGTCGACCGGCGTGGAGATGGGCGCGACCCGCGCGGCGTACGACCAGGCCACGGAGCAGTGCCGCAACTGACAGCGCACAGCAAGAAGCCCGGCCGAGGGAGACCTCGGCCGGGCTCTTTGGCTTACTCGTCGCGGCCCATCGCGTCGTCACGGGCGCGGCGCAGTACACGGATCAACCGGTTGACCAGACTGCGGTTCGACAGGCTGACCGTCCACCCGCTGAACCCGGGCGTGAACTGGCCGCCTTTCGCGCTGCTGAAGTTTTCCTTGAGCTCTTCGGCGTCGACCGGGGGCATGCCGGCGTCGGCCAGCCACTCGTTGACCATCTTCATCACACACTCGAACCCGGTCGGAATCCCTTCGCACAAGGTGGCGACCTGGACTTCTTCCTGATCCTTGCCCCACGCCACGCTCACATCGAACGGACAGCCGGGCTGGCTGATGAGCTCTCTTGGCATCTCGCCTCTCCCATCTCGGGAATCGGTGGCGTAGTCCACCACCACGGCTCACCCTACAGCGAGAAGCCCGGCCGGGATGGGCCACCACCCACCCCGGCCGGGCTCACCCGCACCCCCGGAACCACGTCTACTCCCAAAACCAGCGCCACGGCCAATGGGTCATGTGCGGGATGATCCACACCGTGAGCGCTACCAGCGCGCCGGTGAACGCGGCGACGGTCCACTTCCGCCGTGGCCGCGGCGGGTCAACGCCCAACTGCCGTTTCGTGAACTCGGTCAGGGTGCCACCCCGGCCCTTGTGCACCAGGGCGACCGTCTCGGCGGCGACGAACCCGCCGGTGAGCACGGCCAGCCAGATCACCCAGAACAGCGTGAGCCAGCCCGGGTCGGTCACGTCGGCAACTCGTTGGCCGGCGCGATGTACGTGGCCAAGGATGCGGCGACCAGCACTGCCAGCCCGGCCAACTCCGGCGCCAACTCGACCCCGGCCAGGTGGGCCACGGCAACCACTACGGTGGCGGTCAACCCGCCGAGGATCGCCGCTACCAGCTTCCGTACACGTGCCATGATCTTGGTCCTTTCAGTCGCATCGTAGGCTCGGCGGTTCCGGCACCGGGTGCTCTGCCTGCGCCGATCGGTACGCGTCCGACGCCTCCAGATACGCCGCCAGCGCCGCCGCGAACTCGTCCTGGTCCTCCGCCGCCACCGCCCGCACCAGCTGGTCCAATGCATCGGAGCGGACCGCCGACAGCCCGCCGAGCAGGGCGGTACGTGCAACGCTGGCATCACCCCACGCCTGTACGCAGGTGATGATGTCGCCCTGCTGGTTGGCGACGCCTTCGACCCGCAGGAACCCGGGGACGGCCACCACCGCCAACATCAGCAGCGCGGCGAACAGCGGCCGGTCACGCAGCCAGCGGATCATCGGTCAAGCACCGCCGCCAGTAGGGCCAGCCCCAGCCCCGCGACCAGCCACATCATCGTGAACGTGTACTGCTTGACCATCTGTAGCACCATGTCGTCTCGCCTCATCGATTCGCATGAAAATCGGACTGAGCAGGATCGCGCCCAGAAAGCTGAGCACCGCTGGCCGTGCCCCGCCGAGCGTGATCTCGAAGATGGCCAAGGCTTGGGCGACGACCATGACCACACCGTCCCGCAGTGATCTGCTCACCGGTCATGCCGCTTCGATGACGTCGCCGGTGGCGGTCACCGTAAAACTGATCTTGGATGGGGTGAGGCCGGGCGGGCCGGCAGGACCAGGGTCGCCCTTCGGGCCGGTGGCACCCTTCGGACCGGCCGGGCCGGTCGCACCCGCCGGACCCGTCGGCCCTACGGGGCCAGGGTCGCCGTCCACACCTGCGTGCTTGCGCAGCAGATGCCCGGACAGCTGGTCATAGCCCCAGCCGTCGTACACGTCGCCGGAGGTTGCCGACGACCCGGCAGCCTTGCGCATCGCCAGCACCGCAGCACTGGTTGCCGGGCCGTAGTTGGCGTCGATCTCACCTGGGCTGAACCCGGCCCGGCGTAGCTGCAGTTGCAGCGCGCGGACCGCGTTGCCCTTATCACCCAACCCGCAGAACATGGTCTCGATCCCTCCGTTGTTCGCAAGCACCGACAGGACACCTGCCACAGCTGTCCAGTCTGCACAGAACGCGGCCCAGATGCTGACGTGGATGTGCCACAGATGGCTGGTGTCTGAGCTGGTTTTCCGGTACGGGCCGGTGTCGGTGTCGCGGATCCGGCCGACGACGTTCACCGCGTCAACAGTGCCGTAGAAGTCGCGGACCGGCCGCATCCGCGGGTCCTGCCGGTCGGCCGCGGCGATCAGCCGGCCGGTGAACGTCCGCATGTTCGCCGCGGACATGGTCAGGTCGATCGCGCGGGCCTTGTCGTCCGGGCCGCGGTTCAGGTCGAGCGGGAAGCGCACCGAGTAGGACCACGGCCAGTTGGCCAGGTTCGCCGCTACAGTGTTGTGGTAACCGCTCTTGTTGGCGTAGATGCCGCCCAGCAGCACACCCGGGATCAGGTCGTCGCACTCCTGCCACAGCCGCCACATGGCGGCTGTGATCCTGGACGTGTTCGGGTTGTCAGCCATCGCCGAGCCCGTCCGGTAGTGGACCGCCGGCACGCAACTGGTCGAACTGCTCATCGGTCAACGCCGCCACCCGCTGACCGTGGCGGACCTCCCACCGGTTGGCACGCAGCCGGCCGGTGGCCTGCCGCACCTGAATGCCGCGGAGTTCGTCGAAGATGTGCCAGTCGTGCTTGGTCGCGGACATGTCACTCCTCCTGGTCTTCGGTGCTGCCGTGCTCCGGCGCCGGACGCTGGGGCAACCCGACCTCGTGCACGTACCACCGGATGAACTCGCGCAGCACGCTCGACCGGTCCACCCCGGCGCTGCGGGCGGCCACCCCGAACCGGTCCCACAGTTCGTGGTCGATCCGGACTGTCTGCCGTGCGGTACCTCGTCCGCTTCTGCCCGTCACATCCGACAAGGTGTCATGACAGATTCCCGACTGATCAGCTCCATGTGTCATGACACCTATGGTACCGTGGGTGTCATGACACACATGAGGCGCATAGCCGCCACCATCGCAACCATCGTCGTCACCGGCGCCGGCCTGGCTGGTGCCGCCACAGCCCAGCCGCCGCAGGAGCAGGAGTGGCGCAGCAACGTCACCACCTCCCCGTACGGCACGTTCAACTGGCCGGTGCTGGAGCAGTGCTGGATCGACCGGTTCCTGCCCCGCGACCAGGCCGTGGCGGCGGCGGCTGCCCGTCCCGCCACCTGCCAGGCCCTGATGTTGGCCTGTGATTGGCGCATCGACTACCCGTCGGTCTACTGGATCGAGCAGGCATGTGGCCGGGTGTCGAGCTGGTCGGGCACCTTCGGCGAGTCCTGGTACGGCAACGGCTTGTACCCGGAGGCTCGGGTGTGGGTGGCGACCGCCCGCTCCGGTGGCACCCCGTAAGCCCGAGCGACTTCCTTCACCATGGTGAAGGAACTGCGCAGCGGAGTTTCTATGCGCCACGGTGCACAGGAATTCCGCTGCTTGCGTCCGGTGGGCTGCCATCAGTACGCGATCACCGCCAACGTCCGGGCGGAGAAGCTGGGCGTGCCGATCGTCGCCCGGTACTTCGCGGTGAATGTGTGCGTGCCGGCGGAGGTCAGCTCGGACGGGCCGAGCGGGGTGACCGCGCTCAGCCGTGCATCGAAGCCCTGGTTGGCCGTGCGCAGCCGCAGGTCGAACTGGTCGTCGAACCCGGTTCCCGGTGTGAACGACGATGCCCCGCTGACCGCGAAGCTCATGTGCGGCCGTTCGTTGGCCGCGGCGGTCATCAGCGCGGACACGATGACCAGCGCACGCCGCTCCGAGCTGATCTGCACACCCGAGCAGGTCGGGCCGACGCTGGCCCCGGTCAGGTTCGACCAGCTCGAGCTGGACACGGTGCCCGCGCCGGTGTCGGATGCGAAGTGGAAGACCTGCGAGTTGACGAACTGTGCCAGTACGATCCCCGCCGGGCTGGTCAGCAACTCCTCCACGATTTCATTCACCAGATCGCTCAGCAGTGCTTTCCGCATGAAAATCTCGGGTACGCCGGGGTCGACGCGGAACACATCACCGGACCCGTCCCGGGCGACCAGTCTGCCGTCGGTGACAGTGATGTTCCCGCCACCAGCCACATTGATGCTGCCCAGCACGTCCAGAACACCCCGCAGTGACAACCCCGCGGACCCAGCACGGAAAATCTCGGCCCCGCCAGAGTCGAGGACGATCAGAGAGTTCCCGGTCACCTCGATGGTGCCTAGCACCTGTAACAGCCCGGTCAGCGTCAGCCCGGTGGTGGACAGCCGCATCGTCTCCGCACCGGCGGCGTCCACGATCACGATCGACCCGCCGCGGACGTTGATGCCGCCACGGCCGATGGTGGCGGCCTCCAACCTGCGGGCAGTCTCGAGCTGCCGGATCCGGTCCTCGACGACGGTGAGCCGGCGCATCAGGTCGCCACGGGAGAACGCCGGGTCGGCCAGGTTGCTCATGACACCTCCGGGTCGCTGGCCGGGTCGAGCAGAATCGGCGACGCCAGCCCACTGCTCGGGTCGAAGTCCCAGCCGATGGCACGGCCGACGCCTGTTACCCCGGCCGGGTGGCCGTGGCCGATCAGGTCCCACCCGATGTCATCACCCAACGCCCAGTCGACGTTCAGCCGGGGCGGCTGGTCCCACCTGCCCGACAGGTGCCAGGTGAGCGCCCCGTTACGGGACCGGGCAAGCCGGGATGTGGCGTGGTCGTCCAGGGTGTCCGTGTCGACAATGCTGGACGACGGCTGCCAGTGCAGCTCGACGATCGGTATGCCGGTGGCCAGCGCCGCCAGGTCGACGGCTGGGTCGGATACCAGCTGGTCCTCACCCTCACCGGGGGCGTAGGCCACCACCAAGTTGGCGTAACGGCCTTCGGTGTGGTCCTCCGCCAACTCGTAGGTGGTCTCCGAACTAGACCGGGTAGCAAACCGGGCCGTGGGCACGGCCGCGGCTCGGCCGATCCGATGGCGGATACGCAGATGCCGGGTGACCACTTGGTGGCGGTTGTCCTGCCAGTCCAAATCCACCGTCCACTCAAGGCCTACCCCGGCCAGCTCACTGAGACCGTCGTAGACGGTCTGCCGGTCGGATAGCAGGTATGCACGGTCCCGGGACACACCGGTGGCCACCGCATCAACTGTGATCGGGATGCCCAGCCCCACACCTGCGATGTCTCCGGCGTCGGCGGCCAATCCGGCGGCGATCACCGCCTCGTCCTCCCCGGTGTACGTGTGGTCGCGGATCCGCCGGGCCCGGTAGTAGGCCTCCAAGGTCACGCATGGCAAGGACCAGGTGGCGTCAGATCCGCGGATCCGGTCTTTCACCCAGCCGGCCCAGGACGGGACGTCGTTGACGACCAGGACGATCATGGTGCGGATGGGTTGGGTGGCACGCTCCAGCAGGCCGATCGGTAGATGCCCTGGGCCACCGGTTGGGGCGGGCAGAGACAGCGCAGACTGGGTGTAGGCGCACAGCACCCGCGACACCTGCCCGGTGATGTCGGGCAGCTCTGCGATACGCCGGCCGGTGACCACATCACACGCCAGCCAGGTGATCACGGCCCGTACCTGCGCCTGTGCCACCTGCGCTCCGCCGGCCAAGCTGGCGGCGAACAGCCGCACACCGTCGACCACCCCGAACTCGGCGTCAGGGTCGGCAAGGAAAGGGATCAGCGGCTGCGCCGGCTGCCCCATGGCCAGCACACCACCCGCAGCGGTCACGCCGAACATCGCACGGTGCAGCACCGTGGCGGCCAACTGGGCCGACGACAGCTGGTAGCTGACGGGTGGCGGATCCAACATGGCCACGCGCAGGCTGAACGGCGCTGTCGCGGCGACGCCGACCGCTGTGCGGGACTCCGCCGCCGCCGCCGCGTCGGCGAGCAGCGCATCCGCATTCAGCCGGGCGTATGTGAGGGACGCGTCGGCGACCGCCCGCGCCTGGTCGATCCGCTCCGATTCCGTCGTACCACCCGAGTCGCATTCTGCGACCAGACTGGGCAGGTTACCCAGCCCTACACGGTTACGCAGGATCGTCTCCGTGTCGGCGCCCGGCCAGTCACCCGTGGTCATGCCCAACGCGTCGAAATGCAGCCGGATCGCGTTCACGGCGTTGACCGACCGGGCAGCGATCAGCGGGTCGACCTGCACGTTGGTCGGCCCGAGCAGCTGCGCGTTCTCGGCGACACCACCCTCGTGCAGGTCGACCACCAGCCCTGGACGGGCATCGTGCAACACGGTGGCGATCGCCTGCGCCTCCACGCTACGCAACTGGATGTGGTCGCGGTTGACGTCGATGCCCTGCAGGTTTTCCCGCTGCAGCACCTCCACGCCGTCCGGGTTGCACGTCGGCATGAGCAGCACACCGTGGCTCTGCAGCAGCGCCAGCAGATCCGGGTCGGTGGTCACGGACAGGTCCTCGGCCAACTCGATGATCGCCTCACGGCCGGCGACCTCGTTGCCGTGCTGGGTGCCGGTGACCAGGACGATCGCCTGGGCCGTTGCCTCCGGCGGCGGGTCGCCGACTCGTAGCAGCCGCACCGGATGCCCACCCACTGTGGTGCCGAGCACGGTCACAGCCACCCGTCCGGTGGTGACCATCGCGTCGACCCGGGTGGTCTCCTCATCCAACGTGGCGAATGCCATCAGTACAACTCGACGATCACCGCGCCGGCCGCGGCGGCTAGGGACGCACGTGCCGCCTGAGACTCCCCGTTGGACGCACCGGCACTGCCGCCGCCGTATGCGTGGCCGGCCTCACCGGTGGAGGACACCGTTCGCGACGACGCGACCGACGAAAGGGTGGTGCCACCGCCGGACCCGGTCTTGGTCATCGACCCGCCGATGACGCGTCCGTTGCCACCGTCGCAGCCCGGGATCCGCAGGTCGGCCGTGCCGGTGCCACCGTCGCCACCGTTGCCCCCACCGCTGAGCACACTTGTTGTTTCGGCCGTTCCGGCATTGCCACCGTCGCCACCTACCACGGTCACCGTCGATGCACCCGCCCACGTGGTGGTGCCCCCGGCGTTGCCGTTGTTGGCACCAGCGGTGGCCGCGGCCCCACCAGCGCCGATCGTCACCGTCACCGACGTGGGCAGATCCGCGACGTTACCGGAGATCTGTGCATATTCGCCCTCACCGCCGCCGCCGCCCTCGGCGTGCTCACCCACCCCGGTAGCTTCGACGGCACCACCGGAACCACCGGCGGCCTTCAGGTGCGCCCGGTACCGGTGCGCCCACGGGAAAGTCGCCTTCGTGAACGCCCCGCTGGCGGTGATGACTACCGTGGTCGGGCTGCTCGGCGACGCGACCGGCACCCACGCCGACGCGCCACGCCGCTGCAGCGCGTCGTCCTGGTCGAGGTACATGCCCTCCCGCACACCAGCAGTTGGCTTGGTCTCCCCGACCCGCAACGGTGGGATACCACCCGCAGCGGCGGACATCGACCCCAACGTGGCCACGCTCGGAACTGGCGACCCGGCCGCAGGCACCAGGATGGTGCCCAACCGCAACGCATTCGTGGTCACCGCCGGGGCCGTGGGAGACGATGCCGGCGACCCTGGGACGTAGACCACGGTGGCCTGCCGGTCGCCGGACGCGTCCTCGTCGTCGTCCTCGATGAGCAGGTCCAACCCGTCGATACGCGGGTTGCTTCCGTCAGCCGGGTCCAGGCTGGCGGACTGCTCCGACACCGCAACAATGTATGGGCCAGACCCGGCCCCGGCGACCACCGCGGTCAGGTCGTGCACCGTCCACGTTGTGCTGGCCACAGAGATCGGGTCGGTGGCATGCGCGCGGACACCCGGCCGGGCACCGAACTCGGAGGTCACCCCCGCCCACAACCAGGCGGCGGTGGACCGGCGTAGCTCCTGCGCGTGGTACTGCGGCTGCCACCGGTACACGGTGGCCCCACCGTCGACGGAGAACAGCACCGGCGCGCCGTGCGGGGTCAAACTCAGAGCGAACGTGTTGGTCAGCGAGTCGCGGACGAAGTACACGGCATCGGCTACGAGCACCCCGACCGCACCGCCGGTCAGGGTGTCCACGCTCACCGTGTCACCGTCGGCCAGGCCATGGCCCGTGATGGTGAACAGGTCGGTGCTTTCGGCGATCGTCGCCGTACCCACGGCCGTGCCCGCCTTGCCGGCGTTGACCCACAGCGGATCTGTCACCATATCCTCCTTACCACCATGCCGACCGCCAGGTAGCAGTGGCCAATGCCCCAGCCTCGAAACGGTCCGCGAAAAACCTGAGCGTGCTCGTTCCCGGCGGCAGCGGGTACTGATCCCAGCCCCACGTGGCCAGCCCGAACTGGTTGCTTCCCGGCAGCCCGTTGAGTAGCGCGGTACGGGCCACGCTGTCCACGTCCAGCCACTGGTCGGCGGCCAACTGCAAATCGAACTGCAGTTGGGTGCTGGTTCCATCCGGCGCCTGCAAAACCAGCCGGGGCGTGTCCACCGGCCCGTCGATCCGCATGTTCATCCCGGTTGCCACCGTCCCGGCGTTGACTAGGCTGGCGAACCCGCCGGACAAGGTTCCACCCACGGTGAACGGCGCGGTCAGCGGGGCGGACAGGCCACCGGCGAACTGGGTCAGCCCTGTTGCTGCGGTCGATTCGGCGCCGGAGTAGATCCGCGGGTCCTGCGCCACGAACGCGCCACGGGTGAACCCCCTGCCGGTGGCGATCAATGAAAGATCTGGTTCCACCATCCGCGGCCGGCCCAACAGCAGGAACTCGCTCCCACCGAGGGAGAACCGGCACTCGACCTGCCCCGGATCGTGGCCGACCGCCCGGAACGCGGCCGCCAGCAGTTGGTGCGCGGCCAGCCAGTCCGCCGCGTCCCCGTTTGCGATGTCCGTCAGGATCCGCAGCGGCACGACCCGCTCGCTGGCCCACTCGGCGCCCGACCAGCTGCCATGGTTCCAGGCCCGCGACCCACCCTGGTCGGCGCGCGCCGTCGACACGAACGGGTTGGTCTCATCCATCAGTCGGTAGGCGGTGCCCGGCCCCAGCACTAGGTCCCGGATCTGCCACTGCCGGTCCGCGAGCGGCATCAGACAGCCCCCCGGAATGCCAGATCGTCCATGACCTGCTTGGTAGAGAACTGGTCACTGTAGGCGGTGAGGTTCACGTTGATCGTGTCCCCGCCGGACATGCCACCCATAGACCCGAACCGCATGCCACCACCGCCGACGGGGAACCGGCCGGTCGCGTTGAGCGCGAGCAACGCCGCCCGGTTGGCCTGCGCCACCGGCTCACGGATGACAATCTCACCGGCGGTGAGCATCCGCGGCACCCGGTCGATGCCGGACGGACCGTGAACCTCACCGCCGTGCTGCTGGCCCGGTAGGCGCACCGAGCCCGCCGACACGGCACCGGAGACGGAGAATGAGATGTTGACCTGCCGGTCGATCTCGTTGAGCCGGTCGCGCAGCCGCTGCGCCTCCCGAGTCGCCTTGGTGACACCCTCGTTCTCGAACGTCACCTCGATCAGCCGCTCGATGTCCCCGACGACGTCGTTGTAGCCTTCCAAGTCCTCGACGTTGGTACCGGTCTGCTCGGCCAGTTCCTCCAGCGCCAACTTGAAGTCATCGACGACCGCCTCCGCCTCCTCCTGGGAGCCGGTCTGCTTGATAGTCTCCTGCACCAGTTGCCCGTACTTTTCAAGCAGCTCCTGCGCGGCGTCGCGGTTCTCCCGCGCCGCACCGGTCATCCCGTCCAGCGCACCGGCGCCCTTGACGCCTTCCTCCTGCTGCTGCTGGATCTGCTCGGTCAGCGCGTCGAACGCGTCGGCCAGATCGTCCTGGGCATTCTGTAGCCCGAAGACCCGCTCGAAGAGTTGCTTCAACTCCTCGTCGAGCTTGTCCACGGCATCGGCCACGTCATCGGCAGCTCCAGCTGACACGTCGAAGGCGTCGGCAAGGTCGCGGGTGGCCGGGTCGAGCGCCTCCGTTTCGACGACCGCCTCACCGGTGGCCTCAGCCTGCCGGCGGGTGGCTTCCTGCGCAGCGGTCAAATCCCCAGTCAGCCCACCGACCGCGCCGCGCACCTTGTCCGTCGCCGTATTTTGGGCTTCCAGTTGCTGCTGGTAGGCCAGGGTCTTCGCTGCCACATCCTCGGCCGCCAGGCCCTGGCCCTCCAACTGCCGGCGGTACTCCGCCACCAGGATGCCGGTCGTGCCGAGCTCCTGATTGTGCTCACCGAGGACAGCGTTAACCCGCTCGATCGCGTGCTGCTCGCCGAGGATCGCGCTGACCACGGTATCCAGGTCCAGCCCGAGCCGCTCGGCGGCGGCCAGCACGCCTTCCTCCTCCAGCTTGTTGGCCAGCCATGCCCGGGTGTTGTCGGTGATCTGGCCGGTCTGTGTGTCCAACGTCTTGGACATCTCGTCGATCTTCGCCTTGGTGTTCGCCTGCGCAATGCCGAATGCCGTCAGCGCAGTGACCGCAACGCCGAGGGCGATTCCCCACGGTCCGGCCAGGAATGCACCCACGCCGCGGAATGCGCTGGAGACCAGGGCCGCCCGCCCACCGGCGGCGGTCAACTGGTCCAGCGCCGTCTTGAAAGCAATGATCTTCGGCACCGCGATCAGCGCCGCTCCACCAACGACCAGTAGTGCCGCTGACGCCGTGGCGAGCACGGCCAGCAGGACCTTGACCGGCTCGGGCAGGTCTTGGAGTACATCCAGCAACGCCGAGAGGCGGGTGGCGCTGGCGCTGATGGCTGGCAGGAGTGTGGTCCCGATATCAATGGCCAAGTCGTTGAGTTGGTTGCGGGCAATGGCGGCCTGCGCAGCAGTCGTGCCGTAGCGGCGCTCCGCCTCGGCCGCGAGCGCTTCGTTCGCATCCCACGCCTCGTTGGAGATCTGCAGCGTGTTGGTCAGGTTGTCGCCGCTGCCGGCCAGCCGGCGCAGGGCGTCCGACACCCGAATCTCGGTCAGCCCGAGCTGGGTGAGCACCGCGTTGACGTCGCCACCGCGCTCTTGGACCTTGCCGAGACCGATGACGAACGCGGCGATCGCCCCGCCGGCATCCTCCTGGTAAGCCCGCTGGAACTCCTCGGCGGTCATCCCCGCGGTCTGCGCGAAGACCTCCAGGTTGTCCCCGCCCTGGCTCACCGCGGTGTCGATCTCCAGGAAGACCTTGGAAATGGCAGTGCCGCCGGACTCGGCGCGGATGCCCACATTGGACAACGCGGCGGCGAAGGCCAGCACCTGCTGCTCTGAGAGGCCGATGGTGCGGCCGGCGCCGGCGATGCGGAGACCCATCTCGGTGATCTCGGCCTCAGTCGTCGCACCCTTGTTGCCGAGGTCGACGATCGCGGAGGCGAGCCGGCCAACATCCCCCGGCGCCGTCTGCATGATGTTCATCAGTCGGGCGATCGAGGTGGCAGCCTCGTCGCTGGTGAGGTTCGTCGCCTCACCCATATCGATCATGGTCTTGGTGAATGCCGCGATGTCCTCCCGGCGCACCCCGAGCTGGCCGGCGGCCTCGGCCACTGCGGCGATCTCGGTGTGCGTGGCCGGCAGGATCGCGGTCAGGCCACGGATCTCCTCCTCAAGCGCGGCCATCTGCTCCGGGCTGCCCTCGACGGTCTTGAGCACACCGGCCCAGGCCGACTCCCACTGCACAGCAGCGCGCACCGACAGGGCCAACCCGGCGGCAATCACGGCACCGGCGACGAGCATGCCTCGGCCGAGCAGGTTCATCGCCCGGTCGGTGCGCGCCTGCTGGCGCTCCAGCTTTTGCAGCTCGCGCTCGTAGGCGCTGGCAGACTTGCCAGCGCGGCCCGCGCCCCTCTCGAACGCGGTCGGGTCAAGGTCGACCCCGACGACGAGATCACGTCGCTGCGTCGCCACGGCGGACCTCCTCGTTACGCCTCAGGTGGACGTGCCTGCCACGCGTCTCGGTCGGGTCCCCACTGGACAGGGTGGCCTGCATCATCTGCACCTGCTCACAGCCAGGGCAGCGCTGCACCTCCGCCCGATAGGCCAACGGATGGCCGCCCTGCGACGGGTCCCACTCCTCCACCCTGGTGCCACAACTCGGGCACGCCGATGCCTGCCGGGAGTACTCCCACAGCGCCTTCGACCGGTCGTCGTGTGACCAGCCGAGAAACTGCGAGTGCCGGACCTGGTAGGCCCGGCAGACCCTCAGCTCAAGCGCCAACTGGGGGTCATGGTCGAGCCTTTTGGGAGCACCACTGGCTCAGCGAACCGGGCCCGCTCGTTCAACCCGAGCACCACCACCCGCAACTCCTGACGTTCACCGTCAGACATGTGCCGATCGAGCAGCTCCGCCCAGTCCTGCGCGGACATGTCCATATCGGTTGAGGCAGCCAGCACCTCCGGCACGAACGCGGTGGTGTCGCAGTCGGGCGGAAGCTCGCTGGCATCTTTCGCCGCCTTCAACTGAGCCTCGGTCGGCGGGTTGTCGGCCTTAAGTTGTTCGTAGTCGGCAGGCGGCATCGCCTGCAGGATGACCCGCTGGTAGCAGTCGTCGACCGCCTGCTGGGCGGCCTCCAGTTGCACCCGGGCCGCCTTGTGCGCCTTGGTGCCCTCGTCGTGGCGGAGCATGACCTGCCGGGCCCCGCGCTCCACCCGCTCCAGGTTGCGGCGGGCCTCACCCGGATCGTCCACCAAGATCGGGTACGGCAGAGACGGCCGCGGCCGGCCCAGCAGCCGCTCACGCGGGCTGCGGGCAGCAGCCGCGGCCGTCGTCTTGCGTGGACGACTGGCTGTGGCCATCAGGCCAACGCCGGCAGCGCCCAGTCGATCGCCGGAGCGGCGGTGATGGCACACTTGATCATCACCCGGGCCGGGTTCTCGGAGGTCAGGTCGACCTCCTTGGCCGCGCTGGCCACGGTCGCCGGGAACGTGTCGGCCAGGTTGGCCGCTACGTCACCACCCCAGCAGAAGACGAAGAAGCCGGTGGTGCCGCGGGGGAGCAGTGCCCGCAGGGCGTCCGCGCCGGTCTTGGTCATGTAGAACAGTAGGGTGCTGTCCTCGGCCGTGGTCCGGCCGATGATCTTCGAGATGAACTCGGTCTCCAGGTCCGGCGCGTCCACGATATTCGATGCGACGTTCCAGCCGGTTGACCCGGCCAGGGCACGGGACAGGTCGGTGCCCGCGTCCAACTCGGCGCGGGTCGCCTGCTTGTTGGCGGCCGCGACCGCGGTCAGAAAGTACAGCTTCGTGACCCCGGGGTGGATGTACTTGACCGGGGCGGTGATCGCCGTTGCAGGCATGGCCTACGCTCCTTCTTCTTCGGCGCCGACCGCAGCCGGCTGATCCTTGGTCCTGCGGCGCCGGGTCGGCGCCGGGTCCTCATCGACGGTGGGCGCAGGTGGCGGTGCCGGCGGGTCCGTCGGCACCCAACCGGATTGGGTCCACACCGGCACCGAGCTGGCCGGCACCTGAGCCTTCGTGTCCAGCTTCGGGTGGTAGATCCATGCCATGATCACGAGATCACCTCGAAGGTCACCGACGTCTCCAGCGACCAGGTGAGCGCCACCAGCCCGTCGGTCGGATTGCGGTAGGTGGCCGTGGCCCGCACGTACCGGGCCTCACCCGCAGGGACCGCCACAGTCCGGTCGGCCACGGCCAGGTCACCGTCGACGGTCTGCGGGGTGACCATGGTCATCGTGATCGAGCTGCCCGACCCGTTGATGACGCGCACGAGCGAGTCGGGTCGCACCTTGTCCCCGCTGGCCGACGCCGCGTTCGCCGTCGCCTCGATCCCCGTGGTCGTCACGGGCTCGGTTGCCACTGTGGCCATGCCTGGTCTCCTTGGTTAGTGCCATCCGCGACGGCTGGCCGCGGCTGCTACCGCCTTATCGGCGGCATCGACGAATCGTTGGCGGCCACCGGCGCGTAAGGCGGGGATGATGTAGGGCCGGGTCTCCTGCTGCACCCACCGCTCCCGGTTGCCGAACACCGGATGCCGGAAGCCGCGGCGGTCCTGGCCGAACTCGTACAGCCGGGAATGCGGCGCCAGGCGGGTTGAGACGACGATGGCCACACCCGGGGTCTTGCGGGAGCGGGACATCCGCAGCCGCATCGCCGCCGGGATACGGGTCGACCACGATGCGCGGTTCCGTGCGTCGGCGAGCAGCGGCTGACCGGCGCGCAGGACCTCCGGCCGCAACTCCTTGCGCAGCTCCTCGGGCAGCGCGCCCAGGTCGACGATCAGCTTGCGTACTGCGTCCCCACCGGTGATAGGCATCCGACTGTTCACCCCTGCCGCCGCTCGCCGGGCTGGTGTAGCGTGCGCGGCATGACCAGCCAGAAACATGCCGCGCACGCGGCTCAGTCGCTAACCGGTGTCTGGCACGACACCTCCGGAATCCGCACCGAATTCCTGCAGGATGACGCCGGCTGGTGCGCGTACACCTACCTGACCCGCCGCGGACGGTTCCCCTCGGCCAAGACCGACTTTGACACCGTCGATCAGGTCCGCTACGCCATCGCCCGACTCGAAGCGGGCGGCCACATCCGGCAACCCGACCTGGTGCCGGCGACGCCGTTGACGGTGGCCCAGGAGGCCGGCAGGCAGTGGACGTCGCTGCCGCACGTTCTCGGCGCCGGGGTGCTGCTACTGCTGATTCTGGTCGTCGGATTCAGCCTGATGAGCTAGTAGTCGAACGCGTCGCACGACACCACGAACGTGATCGTCGCACTCGCACCGCTGGCCGAGTCCTCGCCACCGTCGATCTGCACCTGGTCGTAGTCGACCAGCCGCGGCCGGGCGCGCATCACCGTCTCACCCAGAGTCTGGTCGCGGCGCAGCTCGGCAACCAGCGTGTCGTACAACGCGAACACCCGATCCCGCACCGGTTTGGTCGCGGTCTCACCAGAGAACGCGTTCAGATGGCAGGCGACGTCGTACTGTTCACGGTCGTCGACACCGGCGGACTCGCGGGACAGGTCCACGCTCACCGACGGCCGCTCCGGCGACCAGCCGATGACCACCAGATCGTCGGCCAGGTCCCCCACCGGCTGCCCGTCGTGCACCTGCACATCGGGCAACGCGGCCTGGGTGGCCACGATCAGCGCCTCCAGCGCAGCCCGGACGGTGCTCATGCAAACCCGCCGGCCTGCGACGAACCGCCCAGCAGCTCCACCGCCCGACGTGGCACCGAGAACGCCACCCCAGCAGCCCGCAGCTCCAACTCCCCGGCCGTGGCCACCGGCGGGCGGCGGACGTCGCGGGAACGCTGCGTCGACCAGATGTGCTGCAGGATGATCCGCGCCGCGTGGCTGATGTTCGCCGGAACCTGCGCCCGGCCGGCCTCATAGGTCACATCCCACGGCCCGCCGACGAACCACAGCCCAGCCGCGGCCTTCCGGGTCGCGATCCCCGCGTCCGCATCCACCACCAGGTCGGCTGGGTCGTAGCTGGTGCCGCCGGCCAGGACCGCGGCGACCGAGGTGACCGAACGCACCGGACGATGCCCCAGCACCAGTGCCGGGGTGGCAGCCGGCCGGATCCGGTCGACGAAGCTGCGCACCGCCACCGGGCCGACACCCCAGTCCGGATCGTCCTCGATCACCTGCGTCACCGCCTCAACGAACCGGCGCAGTTCGCTGTCGTCGTCGGTACGCGACAGGTCCATGTTGAGGTGCTTTTTCGCATCATGCAGGCTGAAAATGAACGGCGGCGATGCGTCGCGGACGTCGAAAATGTCGGCGTGCGCGGTGACCGGCCCCGTGGTGGTCAGCCGCCACCGGTGTATGCCGGCCTGGACGGTGGTGTAGTCGACCCGCAGGATTCCGATCTCAGCCGGTGGCAGGGTCACGGTCGGGGTAACCGTGGTCTGGTCCGGCAGGATGATCGTCAACGTGGCAGTGGCCGGGTCGGTCAGGATTTGATCGGCGTCGCGGATGGCCATGGCCACCTGGTAAACGTCACCAAGGTCGATCATGTGCCACCTCCTGGGACGCGTGCGATCACCATCGTGGAGGTCGGGACCTGCTGCGCGACCATGCCGGCCATGCCGCGGCGGAGCGGGTCCTGAGACACGGCAACGAGAACATCTGCAGCCTCGGTGATAGAGAAGGTTCCGGTGACCGGTGGTAGCTGGACCCCGCCGATACCGGTCAGCGTGTCCGACGCCTCGGTGACGGTTAGCGTGCCGGTGATCCCGGCGACGGCCCCGCCCGAGGCCGCAAGGGTGTCGGCGGCCTCGGGCGCGGCCAGGGTGCCGGTGACGGCCGGTAGCTCCACGTCGCCGGAGGCAACCAGGACGTCCGCGGCTTCGGTCACCGAGATGGTGCCGGTGGTCTCACCGGGTCCCGAACTCACACCCGAGGCCGAGAGGATGTCGCCGACCTCAACGATCGCAAGCGCGCCGGTTATCTCCGGTGGGGTGGTGACACCGGATGCTGCCAGCGTGTCCGCCGCTTCGGTGACCGCCAAAGACCCGGACACACCGGGTGCAGCGTGGGTGCCCGAACCGGCCAGGGTGTCGTTAGCCTCAGTGACCGCCAAGGTGCCGGTAATGCTGGGGACCGTAACCGTGCCTGTAGCAGCCAGGCTGTCATCGGCCTCGGTCACGACCAGCGTTCCGGTCGACCCGGGTCCGGCGGCCGCGCCCGAGGCAGCCAGCGTGTCGGCCGCTTCGGTGACCGCCAGGGTGCCGGTGATCGGCGGCGGGATGGCCGTTCCCGAACCGGCGAGGGTATCCGCGACCTCGGTGACCGCCAGGGTGCCGGAGATCGCCGTTACCTCGGCGACCGAGAACTCCACCCACGAGTCAGCATTGTTGATGCTCAACGTGAAGCTACGGGAGCCGCCGCCGCCCGCCTTCCGCAGCCAGAGCGACACCGAGAGTTTGTCACCGGCGGTGAACGGGCCGACCAGCACCATGGTCTGCGTTTTCACACCGGTGGTGTTGTGCGCGGATGAGGCCGTGGAGAACTCTTGCTCCACGTCGGAGCTGTTGTACCGATGGACTATCCACTGGTATTGGAGCGTGCTGGCCGACACTGCCGCCATTGAGATGGACGTGTCGATTGCCACGCTGGCGTCCACCGTCGTACCGACGACCCGCCAGAACTCCAGCACCTTGATGAAGCTGCCGGAGCTGACCAAGCCCGAGCCCACCGTTGTGGGGGTGCCCTGGGTTTCGGACAGATCCCGGATGATGCCGCCGGCACCCGGCTCATCCTGGGTGTTGCGCAGGAAGTTTCGCGACAGGGCAAGGATGCCGGCGTCTGCGAAGGTGAAGTCGAGGTCGGTGACGGTGGTCGGGGTACCCACGCCGATCGAGGTCTCATCGGCCCGGTTGAGGGTGAAGTCCTCGACCATGGAGTTCGCATCGGTCTGGGAGAACTCCCACCCAGATGCCGGTTCGGCGTCCCGCCAGTTGTCCAGATGCTCGTCGAGGTTGGCCGCCTCGATCGCCGCGTCGCCGAACGTGTCGGCGGCCCAAGGCAGTTCGTTCGCCCAGAACGCCGCGGCGGCGAAGTCCCCGCTAGGCCCCTTGTTGAGATCCACGTTATTCGTGCGGATGCTGCCACCCGATGGCGACGCCCAGTCCAGTTGGGTGTCTACGGCATCCTGATGAACCCATATGCCCGTCGTAACATTCTTCAGGCTGAACCGGGGGCGCACATCCCCCGTGTCCTTGCGTGCGACGAGCAGGTGCCAGTCGCCGAAGGTTACGACCGGACCTTCTGTGGCGAAGTCGCTGGCGCCCTGCCAGAAGATGGTTCCGTTGCTCAGTACCCCGATGCCACCAAGGTCTACACCGACCACATCGAACGGCTTCACCAACCAGCGGTACACCGGGTCAGCCGATGGCCGGAACAGAACCGCGATCGTGCCGTAGGTAGCCCCGTCGACGCCGCCCAGTCCGGTTGAAAAGGCGATGTCGTCGGCGTTGCCCAGCCGGCGGACGACGGTCGACACAGGTCAAGCCCTACCGGAGGCCCTCGACGTCATCCGAAAAAGCCCGGAAGTTCTTCGCCGACGCCAACGCCGCGGCTCCCAGGTAGATCTGCCGCAACTGTTCGAAGTCGGTGACAGCCGAGCCGATGATGGCAGCATCGCCGGCCGTGAAACCGTACGTGGCTTCCAGTCCGGCACCACCCACACCAGCGTGCCATGCATTGAACTGCCCAATGTCGGCGAACGTGTCGCGCAGCGACACCGCGAGCCGGCCGATGTTCTGGTTGATCTGGTCCTTGGTGAGCAGTGCTGCGAATCCAGCTGCCATGATGATCCTTTCCTTACGGGTTACCGGCGGTGATGACGAAGCTGGTCACAGACACGGCGCCACCGGTGACGATCGACACCGAGCTGAGGTTGAGGTCCGACCCAGATGTCCCCACGTCCCCATCGAGCACATGGGTAGTCCCGTCGGACTGCACCAAGCGGAACCACGTCGCCGTGTCGGTCGCGTCCGCCGCCGAATCCTGGGTGATTGCGTTGGCAGTCAACACCCCACCAGAGGCAGCCGCCGCGAACGGACTACCACAGGTCAACTCCGCCAGCAGGGTCGTTGCCGCACCGCCAGTCGCAGGCCGGGTGCCTTGGTAGATCCTCAGCAGGGCTGCGCTACCCGCACGGGTAGTGATCGCGTCCAACTTCGTGTTCCGCAGCGTCGCATGGTAAGCGATGGCCATGACCTACTCCTCCTTGTGTTCCCGGTGGTACGCCGCGACCACCTCTTCGGCGATGGGACCCCGCGCCGACACGGCCAATCCGGCCGCGGCCGCCCACTCCCGGATCTGCTTCTTGGTCCCGTTCGGCTCGTCGGCCGCAGTGGTCTGCCGCGGCGGCGCAGTGCGGGCGACCGGCGGCGTGCGTCGCGCATCGTCGTCGCCGCTGGCAGCGGCCTGGCGGTGGACGCCGGCCGCGGCCAACACCTTCCGCGCAGCCGTAGCCCGGTCACCCTGGCCATACGCCTCAGCGTTCGCCAGCTCGTTGCGCGCCTGCACCACGTGCGGCATCTCCTTGCTCATCGCAGACTCCTAGCTGAACGTGAACGCGGTGGTCTTCTTGACGACACCACCCGGGGTGACGACCGTTACCGTCACCGCGCCGGCGCCATGGGCTGGGGTTGTCACCACGACCGAAGTGTCACTCGTGACGCTCAGCCCGGTGCCCGCAACGTCGTCGAACAACACCGCGACGACGCCAGACAGGTTGGTGCCGGTGACAGTCACCGCGGTACCGCCGGCCGCGGCGCCGGTAGTTGGTGACAGAGCCGGCGTGGCCGTTGGCGCCGGGTACGCCGGAGAACTCGTCGTGGCCGCCCTGACGACCTTGCCCAGGGTGACAGCTCTCTGATCTGGCATGGCTCAGCTCTCCCTTTGTTGTGCAGTGCCAGGATGGGGTCGGAGCGGGGCCGAGGGGGTTGCATGCCCCTCGGCCTCACTCCGAACTGGATCAGCTTTCGACGCCCTGGAACGTCGGCGTGGTCAGCCCAGTGCCAGTGATCTGCTGATGCGAGTTGGCGTACCGCCTCATGGTGTAAGCAAAATATCCGAAGAGGACCAGCAGCACGCCGAGGTTGGCCGCCTTGGCCTGCTCGGCGCGGATGAACTGCGGCGCGTCCGGGTCCTCCCACAGGAACGACTCGTCCCGCGGCACCACCACCACCGTGTCCTGGGTGCCACCGATGTTTGTTGGGATGTTGTTGTCCACGATGACCCGCATCCCGGATGGCAACACCCCGCGGAACCCAGATCCGTACGTCTCGGCCAGGTTCTCCCCGCCGTGGCGGGGGTCGATGCCCGGCTGGCCGATCAGCGGCCAGGTCGACACCATCTGGCTCTGCATCCAGTACCAGCGCCGCGAGTGCATCACGGCCACGTCCGGGTCCGCCTGACCCAGCAGTGCCGCCTCGGACGCCGACGCACCCTGCAGGATGCGCGGATACAGGTCGGCGCCGGTCGGCGCCGCGTCGTTGTACGTGATGTCCGTCGCCACCGCCAGGAGCCCGGTGGTCGCCTGGTTGATGATCGTCGAATCGAGCGTGGTGGCGAACCTGCGCTGCAGGTCCCGCATCGTGACCTCTTCGATGCCGGTGCCCCGGTCGATCGCCTGCCGGCTGACCGTCTGCTGACCAGATGCGGTCTGCACGTTCTCGGTCAGCAACGTGTCGTCCATGTCGGTCTCGCTCACCGCATCGTTCTCGTTGGCCTGCAGCGCCGCCGAGCTGGCCGTGGTGATCCGGCTGATGTTCACCGTCATGCCTGAGGATGGAAGCGGAAGCGAGGTCATCGCGTCGGCGAACGGCCGTCGGGCCGCCACCGCGGGCGCGAACATCTCGGTCAGGTACTGGGGCACGGTCAGCCCGGCGAACGCGCCGGTCCCGGTCGCCCGCTCCAGGTACTGGCCGCGCTCGACCCGCTCCTCTGACATGTGCCGAGCCAGCCGCACCTGTGCGCTCGGGTCCTGGTACAGGAAGTTACGGGTCACGTCCATCAGGAACTCCCGGCCACCCCGGCAGTTGCCCTTGTGGTAGGTCCGCTCCTCCGAACCCACCCGGGCCACCCGGTCGTAGGCCGGCTTGGCACCCGCAGTCGTCTTCGGGTCGACGGTCCGCTCCCGCAGGCCGACCTCGATCTGCCGCTCGGCCTCCTGCGCCTCACGCGCCCGCCGCATCTTCTCGCCGATGCCTTGCAGGTCCGACTCCGACTGCTTGTGCCGCTTCATCGCCGCGTCGCAGTCGGTGTCCTCCTCGCCGGTCAGGTTCGCACGGCCGTCCGCCTTCGCCCGGGCCAAGATGCTCTTGACCTCGGCGAGCGAACGGTCACGCCGCTTCGTCGCCTGCTCCTGCTCCACCTCGATGGACAGGATCAGATCCTCAATGGTTGCCATGATCGGTTTGCTCCTCACAGAGTCAGCTGTTGGGCTGCTCCGCGTGCCACCGATCTGAGGGTCGGCTCGCTGTCCGCGGTGCTGGTTGACGGTTTCCGGTCTGAGTGCCGGTACTACCGGGCCGGTGTGAGTGCCGGTCCTACGCTTCGAGCAGCGCCTCGATGTGGGCGATGCTGCGGCCGTGCTGGGGCTCGGCCGGGGCGGCCGGCGTTTCCAACTCGGCCATCCGGTCGGCCACGTTCGTGCCGGAGATGTCTGCGCGGGCCTGCAGCCGGGCCACCGCCGCGCGGGCCGCGCCGGCCGGCAGGTGGTCAAGGTCGGCCAGCACCTCACGGGAGCGGGCGGCCACGTCGGTGTACGGGTTGGCGCCGTAGTTCACCGCAGACACGTCGCCGCGGTCGATGTCAGCCTCGCCGATCCGGAACTCGGTGAAGTCCTCATTCCACCGGCCGGCGCCGTCGGCCAGCATGAACGCGAAGGACATCTCGGTGACGTCCTTGTCCTCGATGGCGGTGACCAGGTCGGTCACATCCTGCCGCTTCGGGTTCAGCCAGGCGTCGGTCTTCAGCCCGGTGTCGTCCATCTCCAGCCGCAGCGAGTCGTTCGTGGTCCTCGCCATCGTCACGCCACGGTGGTTGACGAGGAACGCCACGTCCGGGCCGGCCGCGAGCGTCCGGTCAAACGCGCCCCGCTCGATGACCTCCATGTACGGGCCGAACGAGTCCCACATCTCGTAGGGCTGCTCGACCACGGACGCGTGACCCTGCAGGTGGTAGCGGCGCTGCCCGTTGTGCTCCACCAACTCGGCACGCATCTGAGCCGGGAACCCGGCCATCCGCGCCGCGCCCACCCCCACCGGCGCCACCCGGCGGGCCACCCGGCCCGTACGGTCACCGGCCGCGGCGATGCGGGCGGTCGCCGCCTGCCGGCGCTCCGCGTCGCTGCTCGAGCGTGTGATCACCGGCATGTCCTCCTCCGTCCGCTTGCGCTGCGGCCCGGCCGCGGTACGCCGCCGAGGTGGCGGGGCAGCCCGGCGGCCGGCATGACGGAAGTCGCGCAGGTCGTGCCGGTACGCCATCCGCTCCTGCACCTCGGCGTCCGGCGGCGGCGGCGGGTCGTCGTCGACCACCACGTCGGCCAGGCCGAACTCCACCGTCTCGTCGGCGAACATCCACGTCTCGGCGAGCATCAGCTCCCGCCAGTCCGCGTTCACACCGCCGGCCTTACGCCGGTAGATCCCGGCAATGTTGTCGGACTGCCGGTCCAGGAACGTGGACATTTTGGCCATGTCCGCGGCCTGGCCGCGCTCGATCCCCAGCGCGTCGTGGATCATCATCTGGCTACCGGGGTGCATCCGCACCTCATCGCCGGCCATCGCAATGACGCTGGCGATGCTCGCGGCCAGCGAGTCCACGGAGACGACGATCCGCGCCGGATGCTGCCGCAGGCTGTTGTAGATCGCGATCCCGTCGAACACCGACCCGCCAGGGCTGTTGACCCGGACCAGGATCTCCTTCGCCTCGATCGCGTCGAGGTCCCGGGCGAACTGCTCCGCCTCGACGCCAAACGAGCCACCAACCTCGTCGTAGATCCACACCGTGGCCGGTTCGTCCGACCCCTCGGCCTGGTTGCTGATCGCATACCAGGGAAGCCGCACCGCGGCCAGCTCGGCAACGCTCAACCCTTCCCGCTGCGCCCGGGTGATGATCCGCGCCGCGGTCCGGTCCTTCAGGCCCTGCAACCGGCGCACATGGATGCTCTCGGTCACCGCCGCCTCCTCGCTCTGGCCGGCCATCAGCCGACGTCCTCGAATGTCGGCGGCCGCGGTGCCGGCACCGACGACCACGGGGACACCTGCTGCCACGGCGGCTCCAGGTCCACCCGTTCGTCCCGGACCGTCGTCTCAACGTTGGTCCGTGGCACACCGAACAGCCGCACGAACTCGGCTTCCTGTTCGCTGGTCAGCGGCGCCCGGTCGTCCAGATCGCGCGCCTCGGTGACGGTCATCCGGCGATGCTTGATCGCCTCGTCCATCATCTTGGCCCGCTTCTCCGGGTCCATCCGCAGCAGCGCATCCGTGGTCAGCTTCACGAACCGGGGTGCGGACAGCAGCTTGGTGAGGTTCTTCTCCCGCCGGGCCACCGCCGGGCCCAGGTGCAGGATGAGGAAGTCCAGGTGCCGGCTGGTGATGTTCTCGTACCTGACTGATCCGCCGGCTGAGACTGCCGCCTCGATCATGTCCGCCGGGACGCCCAGGAACCGGGAGATGTCAGCCAGGCCGTACTTTCGGCCCTCCAACCACTCCATGCCCATCTGCTGGCTTTGCAGCGGGTCGTACTCCCAGTCCCGGCCGGTGATCAGCACGTCGCCGTTGGCGATGTCCGCCTGGTAGCGCGCCTTGATGGCCGCCGACTCGCCCGGCGCGAGCGTCTTCGCCTTGTTGCGGAACCACGACTTCGGCACACCGCCGCCGCCGAACCAGTCCAGGGCGAACTGCTGCGCGCTGAGGTACTCGCTCACCGACCAGGCGGCGTAGGCGATCGGCGAGAGCCCCACCGGAAGCCCGGACACGACGTACTGCCGCTCATGCCACACCTGATCCGAGGTGTACTTCTTGAGCTTCACCCGGTATTCCAGCTCGCCCGAGTCGCGCAGCTCCTTGACCGTCCAGTCGCCAAGGCCCTGCAAGTCGATCCGCGCCGGCTTCCCGTTCCCGTCCCTCTCGGTGATCAGGCCGAGGACGTTGCCGGCACGGTCGAGGTCCACTTGGCTGGCGTACATCCAGTCCTGGTAGTCCCACCGCTCCCCACCAGGGGTGACCAGCACCGCCGGCTTCGACACCTCCACCGGGCGCGACCCTTGCATCCGGCGGAACGTGTCGCACGGGAACGTGGAGATCAAGTCGGCGCGGATGCGCAGGCACGCCCACACCGCGGAGTGCCGCATCGCCGAGTCGGAGGTCACCGCCACCACACCCCGGCGCCCGGAGTTGCCCGGGCGCGGCGGAATGTCCCCGTCGAACAACGGCGGGCCGGTGATGCTTGAGGTACGCCGGTGGCGGGTGAACAGGCTCACCGACGGCCACCTGCCCACACCATCAGCACCGAGCCGCCCACGACCAGCAGCCCAGCCGACGCAACCCCGACACCGGTCGCGACCAGATCGGCGCCCAGCCCGGCCCAGCCGGCCACGGCCACACCGCCGCCGGTGGCCAGGACGAGCAGGCCCAGCGTGTCAAGCGACGTGGTGATCTTCTCCCGCACTGGGCCTCCCTCCGTCAGTCAGCAGGTCACGCATAAACCGGACCAATCTCCGCCATCCATGCCGCTACGACGGCTGGGTCCTCCCCGTCCGCCTCAAACCGCGCGCACGGCCGATCTCCGCACACCGCGCCGTAGACAGCCGGACAATGCCGGGTTGGTTGCCGCCGGCACGGATACACCGGGTCAAACTGCCCGCGGTACTGGGGACTCGGCAGATCACGCACGGTCGCACGCCCCCTCAGTAGAAGCTGGCCAAAATGTCATAATTCGCGTCGACCACCAGATGCGCCCGGGTCTCATACGCCCAACGCGCCACCGTCAACGACACAATCGGCGCGATCACAGACCGGGAGTCCTTCGGCGCCCACGCAATCGTGTCGCCCGATAGGCGGGTCCGCGCACCGACTGCCGAATCGTCCAGGTCATCCGAAGGCACCACCCGCAGCGTCTCCTGACGCACCGCGTCAATCAGCTGCCCACACGCCGCCGCCATCGACGTAGCCGTGGTCACCGCCAGATCACCACGCGCCGGCTCGTTCGGATGCAGCGGGTCGGCACACTTGGACGCTTGGCACGGCTCCAGCACCTCGATGCCGACCTCGGTCAGGTCCTCTTTCAGCGACTGGTAGGTGCCGCGGCCCATCCCGATCGCCACCGGATCCAGCGCGTCCTTCCACTCGGCCAACCGGCCAACCAGCCAATCCGTACCCGGCCGGTAGTCCACCAGTTGCCCGTGCCCCAACTCGTCGCCACGCAGCCCGTACACCGAGATCGCCGCGTAGTCCCGCAACGGGGAGACATCCGCGCCCAACGCCACGTCACCCGAACGCTGCGAGTCCGGGTCGTGGAGCTTCGCCCACTGCGCCGCGGTGATGATCCCCTCGGTCAGATCCGGCACCCGCTGGCAGAGCACCTCGGTACGATGCACAGCCTCCGGGTCGGTGCTCAACGACGACTCCACGGCACCATCGGTGATCGTGTAACCCAGTGCCGGGTTGGCCTGCGCCCGGGCCTGCGGGTCCCGCAGTCGGCAATCAGCGGCGTGAGGCGCATCCGGCGACCTGCGCACGCACGTACACCGGACATCATCCGCGGCCGACCATTCGAACAGGCCGAGTTGCGGATCGGCTTCCGGGACCTCGGCTGCCTTCCGACCCTTGGCGTGCAAGTCATTCAGCACGACCGACCGGTCGTCGCCGGCGTTGCTGAACGTCCACACCTGGGCATTCGGCTTGGCCATCGTCGTCTTGGTCAACGCACCCCACGCCAGCCAGTCCAGATGCTCGCGCAGCTCGTCGAGGTTGACGTCATCGCCAGCCTTACCGCGGCCGCCCCGGCGCGAGGTCGTGACAACCTTCCAGCGGGAGCCGTTCGTGAGCCGTAGCGCCTTCTTGCCGTTGGTCCGGTCAACATGCGCCTTCTCGGAGTCCAGCTCCGGGTTGGACTCCACCATCTCGACCGCGGTGTCCCACGCCTCCTCCGCTGTGTCAAGATCCTGCGCGGTGGCGATCACCAGGCGCACCTGGCGGACGTACATCTTCCACAGGTTCTTCGCGACCAGGGTCAAAGTCTTGCCATTCTGCCTGGCGACCAGGACCACGATCACGCGGAACCGGTACCGGCCATCCGGCAGCAACTCCAAGCCGTGGATCAACAACCACCGCTGCCACGGCAGTAGGTCAATCCGCAGGATGTCCCGCGCGAACTCGACCGCCGAGAACCCGAGTGACGTCTCCGGCGTCAAGGCGCAACCACAGCCACACGGCCCCGGGCGTCCGGTGACCAGCGGCCGGGTCCACAGCCTAGGAGTCGTCTTCCCCTTCAGCGGCGGCGCGTAGCTGTGCAAGGCGCCCCCCGATCGGCTTGTCCGGTCTCATCGCCTTACGCGCCGCCGGTGTGCCGCCGAGATCGCGCAGCACCCCTTGTAGCTGCGGACCGAGCCAGCCGACCGTCTTGGTGATGTCGCACTGTGCCTCGAGCTTCTGAAGCCGCTTAAGCGCGATGATGCTGTCGCCTAACTCGCTACGCAGATCGGCGAACTCCTCAGCCCGGTCGACCGCCTTCTCGATCTCCTCGGCCTGCCGCAGTACCAACGCCTTCATGCCACCGTCGGAGTCCTTCAGCCAGTCCATCGCCTCGACCGCGGTCCGGACGGAATCCCGTAGGTCCGGGACGGGCTCACGGGCTGGCTGAGTCGAGACTGCCTTTAGCCGGCGCTTCGGTGGCACCCCTTACCTCCTGGTGTCGGTCCGGCACGGGGGGTGACGGAGGGGGATTTAGCGCCATGAC